GCTGATTTAACGTCTGATAACGTAGGGTTTAATGATCAATGACCAGTGCAATAATGGCGTTAATGATTATTTACTCTGTAAACATTGACTTAAACCCATTGTTTCTTTTGTATGTTATCTGAAGTTACCAAAAGAAAAATCGGCGAGACCCGCGAAGACGGCTGGCGCTTCCGGGGGTATGTGAAACGTTCCAACCTTCAGGTGTTGCCCGCCGCAATCAACCTTAGAAAAGGGTGTAAGTTATGCTAAAGCCGGCCGTCGCAAAACTTGTTGCTATCGCAGAAAAAATTCGAGCCGAAGCCGACCGGGACGAGGAGCGGGGCATCCTGTACGCTGCCCACTGGATCCTCACGCACCTCACCGCAAACCCCCCGCAATCGCTCGAGATTAGGCCAGAAATCGCTCGGAACGTGGTTTGGGGGTATGTGGACACCCTCCTGCAGGGAGACCAGTTTGAGGCGGCTGCAACGATCCTGTGGGGAGGGGAAACCTACAACTGGAGACCAGAAAGCTCCCGTGAGGTGTGGAGATGCTTGTTTCAGCATGACAAGTTACTGGTGCAAGGAGCCGGCGCTATGGGTAAGTCGTTTGGTGCGGCAGCTTTTTTCTACCTGAGCTGGCTGCAGGATCCGTGCAACACGTCGATCAAGGTCATCTCGCTCACGGCCGAGCACGCGGAGCGCAACATCTTTGCGTCGATCAAGAACTTCCACCGCACGGCACTGGTCAAACCTCCGATGGATAACTCAGAAGATCTGGTGAAGAGCATCCAAGCGAATAGCGACAGCAAGCAGGGCATCCACCTTGTGGCGATCCCCAAGGGTGAGTCAGGTTTCGGCGTGCTACGCGGATTTCACCCGTCACCTCGTCATGGCAAAGCGCACAACCGATTCGGCAAGTTGACCCGGAACTTCGTCATCCTCGACGAGGCGGAGGAAATCCCAGCCGGCGTATGGGAAGGATGTTACAATTTGCTTTCAACCGCAGACACTAAGAACGCCGGTCACATCAAGGTCTTCGCGGCATCCAACCCGAAAGACCGCACCAGCCACTTTGGCCGGCTGTGCGAACCGAAGCGGGGCTGGGGCTCGATCGACTGCGAGGAGGACTACGAGTGGCGTAGCCGAGACGGATGGCACGTCCTGCGACTGGACGCGGCGCGATCGGAGAACGTGATGGAGAAGAGGGTCGTGTACCCCGGTCTCCAGACCTACGAGGGCTTCATGAACTACGAGAGCCGCGGGCGTACCGGCGAGTATTTCACGATGGCACGCGGATGGTTCCCGCAGGAGGGTGTGTCGATGGCGATCATAACGCCGGCCATGATGGACAACGCGGTCGGCATCGTACGCTTCGTCGGCAACGTCGTGCCGCTGGCCAGCTTTGACTTGGCGCTCGAGGGCAACGACCAGCTCATGTGCACGTACGGAAGATTCGGTCTGAGCGACGGATGGACGCCACTGAGCGGCAAGTTCCAAGCATTCGACAAGCCGCGGGTCGTCGTGCAAGTGGACAGCCAGATGCCATTCCCGAAGGGCGACACCGTAAAGCAGACGCAGGCGATCATGCGGTTCTGCAACCAGATGAAGATCGGAGCGGGCTGGGTATGCGTGGATCGAACCGGCAACGGGTCAGGCGTGCACGACAACCTGAAGAACATCTTTGGCCCCGAGGTCATGGGCGTCAACTACTCGGAGGCCGCCACCGACACGCACGTGCTGGGCGACGACACGCAGAAGGCAAACGAGATGTACAACGGGGTTGTGACCGAGCTGATCTTCGGACTCGGCAAGTTCATTGAGTTCGGCTACCTGAAGATCTCACCGGGCTTCCGGCACGAGGAGCTGGTCAAGCAGGCGACGGGTCGCCGGTACAAGCAGAAGGGTCGGGGGCTGGTACGCGTCGAGGCCAAGGCCGAGTATTGCAAGCGGACACGCCAGCCGTCACCGGATGCACTTGACTCACTGAGCTTACTCGTGTTCTTGTTCCGCCAGCGCAGCGGAAGCGTACCGACGATGACGACCCCCAAACCAACTCGGGAGTTTCAAGGTAAACAGTTTTCCCAAACCTTAATTGACAAAGCAGGGTTTATAGATTTTAGTCAAGATTGATGAAACTAAAAAACGGAACAATAGACCCCCTAACAGGGAAAATCTTTTGGGCGGTCATCCACGGTAAAGAACTGTGGCTCACGCCTGATAAATTTTTAGCCAAAAAGCAAAAGCTAAAAGAGACAACCCAACGGCGACGCATTTTGTTTAGTGACCGAACCCCAAGAAAAGTGGGAGAAGTCAACCCAGTAAGCGGAAAAATTTTTTGGAGGTATGCGCCCAACTGCAAGGATGGAGAATGGTGGGTATCTCCAGAAAAATACGAAGAGCTAAAGAACCAAAGCTTGCAATCGGTTAAGCGTTGGCAAAGTAAAAATCCCGAGAAGGTCAGGAAAAATCTTGTGGCATGGAAAAGAAAGAATTATTCAGTCGTCCTGTCACAAAACCGTTATCGAAGATCCCTTCGTAAAGAATCCATCGACCCAAATCATGATATAAAGATTGAAACCTGCCTCACCGAATGTTGCAGACGGCTTGAAAGTTGTTTAGGGAATCCTTGGGAGGTAGACCATATCGTTCCCCTTTCTAAAAACGGCAAACACCATCACACGAACCTTCAAATCCTTCCGGCATATTGGAATTGCCGGAAGTACAACAAAAAAGATTTTGCTTTGCCGAAATGAAAACTCATTGCCGTGTGGAGGAATTGGTAGACTCACCGCTCTTTGAAAGCGGCTTTTCTAGGTTCAAGTCCTAGCGCGGCAGCCAAAATACCTGTTGACAACGGCATGCAAATAACATATTCCCCCTCCGTGGCTAAACCTATCAGAGGGATGGTTCCGCCTAGTGGTTTCCACTACTACCAAGGCGACGTCCGCATAAATGCAGATACGATTGACGACCTGTACAAAAAGGTCGAGCACTTCCGTGCCGAAAATTCTATACCTAATACCGCGACCAAGGAAGACGTAGCCGATTACATTTGCGGTCAGTGGCCGGACTTCTGCCATCACGTTGAAGACGTGGTAGTGACCCGGGTGCCGGCGAATTGGAACATCCAAGAATTGCTGAGCGACATCCAGACATGGGCAAAGAATCTGCTCTCGGCTCAGCGCGAGCACCCACTGGTTGGGGATGAGCTGGCAGAGGCACGGGCAAAGATCTGCGGGGGCTGCGTGTACAATGTTAACTGGCGCGGGGGATGCGGATCTTGCATTACGGCAACTGATCGCTTGTCAGCGAGCGTAAGACAGGCTAGAGAAACAGACTCGACAAAAGTTCTTGGAGGATGTTCGATACTTCGGCACGACAACCGTTCCGCAGTGTTCCTGAACACTGAGGACTTGGCGCAATCTTCCGACACACCAAAACACTGCTGGGTAAACAACTAATTTTATGGCCGACGTACTCAAGCCTTTAGATCCAAAGATCAGCGACGCCTATGCTCCACGGGCGCCGAAGATCAAGGACGCGCATGATCGTCCTCAGATGCTGCAGCTTGACATCGTCAACCCTACCAACGCTGACATTGACACGGTTGATAAGGACACGCTTCAGGTTCGCCGTACGTTCAAGGATGCTTCTGGTGCATGGGCTGCCTATCGCCGGTTGAAGCAGCAGAACGTCGAGCGCAACAAGAAAAATCAGCTCATCCAGCGCAAGCTCAACAACGAGACCCCGTACAAGCCGAAGTATCTTGAGAGCATGGGTCAGGATTGGAGGAGCAACCGTCCGACGGGATTCCTTTCAACGATGGTCAGCCGTATCCAGCCTCCCTTCCGTCAGGTTGTGGAGCAGGCGACGTACCTGACCTACTCGGCATATCCGATTGAGTCGGTTGATGCGGAGAACAAGACCAAGGTTTTCCGTGAGGAGATTACTTCCACCGTCCGTTCTTGGAGGGGATGGGATGATTTGATTGCCCAGACGACGCACGAGAATACCTGCTTCGGTTATTGCGGCTGGGTTTGGGACGACCTGCGTGATTGGAAGCCTGAGTTCATGCGTCAGGATTACACGTTCTTCTCAATTGAGACGCCGCAGGAGACAAGCCAGACCCAGATCTTTGGTCGCAAAAGGCGCTATCAGATTGCAGACCTGCTTCCAGTGCTTGAGAACCCACCGCTCTCGGCAGCGGCTGGCTGGCACATCAACAATCTCGTCAAGTCGATCAACAATGCGATCCCTGCAGGACGCACGCTTGACGCGGATGATGACGCCAGAAGGTACGAGGATTGGTTCCGCGAGGGAAGCTACGGCGCCAGCTACGAGAACGACGCAAAGTATGTCGAGCTAGGTGAGCTGTTCATCCGCGAGCCTCACGGCAAGGTTTCTAGATTCCTGTTTGACGACAAGTCCGGCGATGAGATTTGCACTCAGCTGGATCGCTTTAACAGCATGAACGAGTGCTTGGCACTATTTGCCGTTGAGGTTGGATCCGGCGGGCTGATGTCCAGCCGCGGTGCCGGTCGTGACCTATACAACACGCACGTGGCGATTGACAAAGCACGTAACTTGGTGGTGGACAACGTTTACCTGAAGGGAATGCTGCTGCTCAAGAAGGGACCGAACGCCAAGCCCGGGGTCCCTCCCCTGACCGTCACCCACCCCGTTGCCTACGTCTCCGAAGGTTACGAAGTGATTCCGACCCAGCTGCCAGCTGACGTCGATGACTTCCTCAGACTGGATCAATTCATCAGCGGACTGGCTGAGATTCAGATCGGAACGTTCTTGCCCGGCGAGCCTCTCGGTGAGAAGCAAGGCAAGCGTACGGCTTCTGAAGTCAACCGCGTTGCAGCGATTGAGAATCAGCTGCGCGAGGGAGTTCTGATGCGCTGGAGCAAGCAAATCTCCCGCGGTGTCGAGCGCATTCAGCGCGGCATCTGTCACCCAGAGCACGTGAAGGCTGCAGCTGATCTCAAGGGTCTGCTTGATCAGGCACGTCAATCGGGCATTCAAGAAGCTGTCTGGGCACGCCGTGAGGTTGTTGATGCCTTTGATCGCAGCTTCATGCCGCTGCCTTCCTTTATGATCCCCTTTGAGGTTCCGCCTCACTTGGACGAGGATGCAATCTCCTGCTGCCTGAACATGCTGGAGCGCAATCTTGCCCCCTCGGATATTCTCTTGCTTGCCTACAGCTCCGCTGTTGAGCTCATGCCTGACACGACGGCTCAGGATGCCCAGATGCTTGATCTCACGATCCAGCGCTACGCCGGCAACCCGAACGTCAATCAAGATGAGCTGATGAAACTGGACATCAGCCGCAAGCTTGGAGAAGAGATCGCCAACACGTTGATTCTGCCGAAGGATCAGGTCGAGGCAATCCAGATCGAGGCTACGCGTCAGCAAGTCATTGAGCTGCAGTCGATCATGGCCGGTCAGGAAGTCCCTGTCAGCCCACGCGACAACGACATCGTTCATATCCAGACGATGGCTCAGAAGCTCTTCCCTGTGATTTCCAAGGCACCTCAGGGTTCTCTGACCCCAGAGCTCGTGCAGCCTCTGACCGAGGCCATCAAGCACTTTGCAGGTCACTTGAAGCAGGCGGAGCAGAAGGGTACGCCGCACAAGATGCTGGCACCTTATTACGACGCCATGCACGAAGCCGTCAAACATCTTTCAGGCGGAATCGTCCCAAAGGTTCCCGACAACGTGGCACCCGCTGCGGCTATGAAGCCACACGGAGCTCCACGCGGTCACGGACGTGCTCCGCATGCACCACACGCACCGACGGCGCAGGCTGTTGGATCTGCGATGCAGAGCCCGGGACAAGAGAATATCATCACCAACGTAGCAAACCCACCTAAGCCTTCAACGGCTGCAAATTAACCAAACCTATGGGCGGATCTCCCACCAACATCGCTAAACCTACCATCCCAACTTCTCCCGCTCTACGGGATGAGAAAGGAAACCTCGCTGAGTTTTCTCCGGAGGCAACGAAAGCCTATCAGGCCGAAGAGCTTGCAAACCAACAGACGGCAAAAGCACAGCAGGACAAAGTCGAGAGTGGCTTGAAGCAGTTCCAAGGTCAGCAGCAAGAACAGTTTTCCACGGCCTTTGCCAACAAAAATTCTGGCACGGGTAATTTCTACAAGCGCGATGCCAGCAAGCCCGCGTCTGCAGAGGATCAGATTGAACAAGCCCTGACTGCCGCAGAAAACCAATAATCTTTTGTCGGTATAAAATAATTTATGGAATGGACAAATACGGACTCCGTACATCTTCGGAAGTACGATCAGTCAACAAACAGTAGGCTCCGTGCCTACCTCAGGACACGTGTTCCCCAGCTACGGGGTGACACGATCGAAGCCGTGGCACTCTCTTCCAAAGAGAAAGCCGGGGCAGAATATATCATCAACGTTATTGATGAACTTTTAGCGGAACAAAAAACACAAACAGACGGATCCGGTACCGGATTCACAACCATGTAAAATATGAACAACGACATCGACAACGAAAACATAGTACCAGACAGCGGCGTGGTAGGCTTTGATGCCCCACGTCTTGATCCAGATCCCGTAAACCCAAGCTTCTTGGACGAGTTTGATAAGCTCGACGACGCGGCTATTGCCGAGGAAGCCTCCACCCTTGCAGCTCCGGTTGAACCAGAGCCTGCGGTAGATCCATCTGAAGATGAAAATTTTCTAAACCAAGATCTCAACGAAACCCAAACAAATGAAACTCCTGCAACACCTCCTGAGGATCCTTCTGCCCCGGGGGATCAAACTCCACAACCTGAACAACCCGTTCAAGTCGCAGAAGAAATCGACCCAGAGATTGCGGCTATCGAACAGCCACGCAACCTCAGCGAATCGAATCAAAGTAATTGGAAAAAATTACAAGAGACGGCTTCGCGGTACAAAAAAGAAGCAGTCGAGGCGGAGCAGCTGCGTCAAAGGCTGGTAGAGCTTGAGCAGCGCCCGACGCAGACCCCTGCGGATTACGAAGAGCTACGCAAGTTCAAGCAGATCTTTGATCTTAAAAATGATCCTGATCTCAAGAGCAAGTATGAGACCCCGATCTCCGAGGCAAAGGAAAGTATATATTCCATCCTCAAGAAGAATGGCGCCTCTGAGGAAACTATAGCTTCCATTGACAAGGCCGGCGGACCTGACAAGGTTTCCGGTGCTTGGTGGAAACAGAACGTGCTCGACAAGATAGAGCTTCTGGACTCCAAAAAGGTTGAGCAGAACCTGCTAAAGGTTGCCGAGCTGCGTGAGCAGCAGGAGAAAGAATACAATGACCTTGCCACCCGCGGGGAAGAAATCCTCGAGGCCAAGAAGAACGAGCGAGTCGAGTGGTTCAAGCAGGAGAACGAGACCGCATACAAGGCACTTGATGAGATGACCAAAGAAGTTCCTTGGGCTCGGTACAAGGAAGTGCCAAAGAACGCTTCCGAGGAAGACATCAAGCAGATCCAGACCCACAACGCCCGCGTGCAAGACCTGCAGCAGAAATTTAATTCCGCTCTTTGGCCTAACGACGCCAAGACTCGTACTGAGATTGCTGCCGCGGCCACGCTGTCACACGTACTTGCTGACCAGCTGCGCTTTGAGCAGTCGTCAAAAGCACAGATGGAAGCCCGTCTCAAGCAGCTCGAGGCAGAGAACAGCCAATTAAAGATGGCTGGACGTACACCTAAAGCTTCTGCAAACTCAACGTCTTCAAAGACTAATGCCAATACCAACGACCGCTGGAAGATGAATGCCGGCGACGCCATTGACATGGGTCTTGACGAAGCTGGAGTCTAATCCTAACCCATACAGTCTATGAACAGAGATGAAGTAAATACCGTACGTTACACCGCGTCCACAAATCCGTTTGCAGCTCAGGGTCCCGCGACTCAGATGCTGCGTAATGGGGTGCCGGTGCAGCCGGAGGCCCGTAAGTTCGACGCAAAATGGGACGAAACCTCCGCTAAACCGACCTCAGAAGCCCCGTTAACTCCAGAAAATGTCGATTCTGAAGCAAAAAGTGATGTTCCACAGCGTTCCACAGACGATTTGGAGGCACCAAAGCCCACTCGCAATCTCAAGACTCTGAAGCCACCCAAGGCTAAGAAGGAAGAGAAGGCACCAAATCCGATTACCGAGTCACGCAGCCCGGAGGGACTCCCCTCTTACCGCTGTGAGTTTGAGGGGCGCGACATTATGATCGGCTTCCCTTGCTACAAGACCACCAACCCAGTCACGGCATTTGCTTTGATTGCGATGGCTCTGGACTTTGGTCGCGAGAAGATCCGGTACGAGATGTCAATCGGCGACGCGATGGTGTATCACTCCCGCAACCGTTTGGCCAAGCAGTTCCTTGAGACTGACGCCAAGTGGCTGCTCATGGTTGACGACGACATCATCCCTTCAATCGGTCGCCCGGGCTGGATGCGTGCATGGGTACCGACCAAGACTCGTACAATGACCGACGTACCTCTGCAGCGCCACGTGTTGCACCGGTTGATCGGATCCGGCAAGAGCTTGATCGGCGGTGCATACTTTGGCCGTCAGGAAAACGGAGCGCTCATGTGTAGCGATCTCTCGTTGGCACCGCGGGCAAAGGCTTACGAGGATGCAATTATCCCTGTAGATTGGGTAGCAACCGGCTGCATGCTCATTCACCGCACGGTGTTTGAAGACATCCAGAAGAGGCACCCAGAGCTCAAATCAACCAAGCCAGACGGCGCCTTCAATTTCTTCCAGCCTAAAGATGACGGCAGCGGAGAAGATGTTTCTTTCTGCCGCAGGGCAAAAGAGGCTGGACATCAGCCACACATTGACTTAGGTCTCCCCGTGTTCCACGTGGGATACGGAATTTATTGATATGAGAAAAAAAGTATACGCCTTCTACCGGTCAATCCTGACAGTTCCTCAGGCAGAGGAATTTGCACAGGCTAATCTCTGGAAAAAAAGCTGGGAGCTTCACGGCTGGGAATGCGTGATGCTCAACACAAGCCACGTCTCTATCTCACCTTGGGCTAACGCAATCATGTCCCGTATCATGGGGCTGCGTCAGTTTAACGCTGGGATTGACAACGAGGTCTTGGAGAAAATGATTGCCCGTTTCGTTCGCTGGGGCGGTCTTCACGTTGGCAATGGAGGATGGCTTACCGATTACGACGTACTCAACCTCGGATTCACTCCTGCAATGGCTGAGGAAATTGAGAAGGAAGCTGATATTGCTGTGCCCAAAGACGGACCCGCTTGGATAGTCTACGCAAATGCACAGGCGGTTGCCGGCGCTTTGAGAGACTTTACCTTTGGCGAGATGTTTGTGCCGCCAGATTGGGTAAAAACTTTGCCTGAGTGTGAGATCCTGAAAATCGAAAAAGATTTCTTTACCGACCTTCCTTTGGTTCACGTCGGCAAGACCGTGGACGGGGAAGCTAAGTCGGATGCGATGGCTAGAATCTTTTCTGATTTTATGAAGCCCGCTCCGGTTGTGGCACCTAAGAAAAAGTCCAACCGCAAGGGTAAATGAAGATTGTCCATACCGGACATATCGGAGACATCATAGCCTTCCTGCCGCTGTATAAGCATGTAGGTGGGGAGGCTTTGCTTATCCGTGACGACCCCGGTATGGCTCCGATGAGCGGATTCAAGTATGATACTCTGAAACCGCTTTTGGAGTCGCAGGGAATACGGGTGTTCTTCATGAATGGCTGTATCCGAGGGGCTATTCATATTGACATGGGGGACTGGAGGCAGTGTTACCAGCACCATATATCCTTGACGGATTGTCAGGCCAGATACATGGGGATCGTTGACCGGCACACCGGGCATTTCAAGATTGATAAGCCTTGGCTCAAGGTTGAAGCGGATCCGTTAACAAAAGGGCGTGTTATTTTTAACAGAACCCCTCGTTACAGGAACCTTGCATTCCCTTGGAAAAAAGTTGCAGCGCACTTTGGAGACCGTGCTTTGTTTGTGGGAACCCCTGAGGAACACGAGCTGTATCAGAAAGAAGTTGCACCTATTGAACGCTACGAGACTGCGGATTGTTTAGCGGTTGCCAAAGCAATTGAGGGCGCCGATTTCTTTGTCGGCAATCAGTCGAGCGCTTTCTGGATTGCCGCGGGGCTTCGTAAGCCTTTGCTTCAGGAAGTGGACTGCGTGGTAACCAATAGCATTGTTCCCTACGAAGGAGCACAGTATGCCGTAGGTGGTCAGGTTGATTTTTCAAAGCTGTGAGGACATTACTTTTCTGCACCGCTTACGCTGAGTCGCCGGAGGTCTGGGAAAACCGTTACCTCCCTTGGCACCAGCACTACTTCAACTCTTCCCTAAAGGTGAATAATTTGTTGATTGTTGACGACGCAAGCCCTACGCGGCCTGATTTTCTCAGCGAGAATGAGTATCATCGGTTTGAGAATAGACTTGGGCGTCAGGCAGCCCACGTGTACCCGGGATGGTATCGCAGCTTCAGCTACGGGGTTCTCAGCGGGTTTGACAAAGGGTTTGACAAGATTATCCACGCCGAGTCAGATGCCTTTCTCTTGTCAGATCGGATCATTGAGTTTGTAAACTCAATTGAGTCAGGATGGCACACTTTCTGGGCTCCTCAGCATAACCTACACGAATCGGCACTTCAGGTTATCTGCAGAGACCAATACAACAGCGCAAAGAATTTTCTAAACGTCATCTACGACAGCTATTCGGGAATCTGCATGGACAGCATTTTGCCGTATACCCATGTCCATAAACACTTTACCGGCGATCGCTACGGCGATTATCTCGATCACATACCGCAAGACGTTGATTATTCTTGTCAGACAAGACCCGGATGGATTACTAGATTCAAAGCCAATGAGAAAGCCCTCCTTCAAAAACTTCAAACTGAAGATCCGCGGTAGGTGGTGGAAAGTATTGAGGAAGGCGCCCCCAAACGCTCCTGACGCGGTTGGGCTCTGTGACTTTGACGAGCACACGATTTACATCCGCCCGGGCGCAGAGATGCCGGCCACAATAATTCACGAGTGCATCCATGCCGCAATTCCCGACGTGGACGAGCACGCTGTCGAGGCAGCTGAGATGGCAATCCTTGAAGGCATAATCAAATGCAATTGTATGGCCGAGGCAGAAATAATTGAAAAAAAGAATTGACGAGTGCGTCAATTTGTCCTACAAGAGCTCATAACTCGGCGTGCCTTCTCCGTATGAGGGTGGCTTTGTGAGAGCCAAAAAGACTCACTGAACAGGCCGCAATAAAGCTCTCAGCGTGCCGGAGAGTGACACAGAACCAACCTTCGTATCGTGACCGCACGCGGTCGCCGTACACCCTTGGGTCGTCACTCTAACCAAACAAAACGAGGGGTGGCTTGAGGAAAAAACAACCACTACAATGGCAACAGCAAATGTCAGTTTGGATGCGGTACAAAACTTCGCCTCGAAGGATGTAAACCGTATCATTGGGCAGATCGCCCGCGTTCTGGCTCGTAAGAGCCCGTTCATCAACTCAATCGACGGCGGTACCCTCCCCAACAGCTCGGACGTCGTTCGTTCGATCGTTGAGGAAATGGCCGTTCCCCGCGCTTCGCTTGCAGCTCCCGCTTTCGTTAACGACAGCGACCTGAGCTTCCTCGCGTCCTCCAGCTGGGGCAACGCTAACACCCCAGTTTGGGGCCAAGCCAACCCTGTCACGGATCCTAACGTTCCTTCTGATCCTTATCAGGGAACGACCCCCAACTCCGTTGGTGGCGGATCCTACAGCCAGAGCACAGTGTTCCCTCTCGGTTCCACCGCAATCACCGGTGACCGCGTTGGTACGACTGAGTACCTCTATCAGCTCCAGACCCTCCGCGGTGCTGGTCCTCGCGTTAACGTCAAGACCGCACGTGCCGCCTTCAAGGGCAGCTACCTGCAAGCTCAAGTGGCTCTCGAGAAGACGATCCTCCAGATCATCAACTCGGACATCCGCTATCAGCTGCTCGTTCAGTCCGGTATCAAGTATGTCTCCAACAGCACCCAGAGCTTCACGGCCAACCTGACTGGTGACATGCAGCAGATCAACACCAAGTTCGCGGTGATCAATCCTGATTCTCCGATGAACTTCAAGACGCTGTACAAGATCGGTACCTTCCTCCGCGAGGAGATGCTTGCCGAGCCTTTCGCCAGCAAGGACGGAGAGTTCTTCCAAGTTCTCGCCTCCGCTGATCAGATCGAAGTCTTCCGTAACGACGCTGACGTCAAGGAAGACCTCCTCTATCTCACCGCCGGAAGCTTCAAGCTCGGTGAGGACAGCATCACTGGCTATCAGTTCATGGGCTACCGCGGCTTCGCCTTCGGTATCGACCAGCAGCCTATCCGCACCGCCGGTGTCAACGTTGATGGTACGATCACCCCGATCGAGCCGATCGTTGCTCAGGCAGTCACCAACGGTTACGGCCAGCGCCGCAATCCAGCTTGGGTTAACGCCAACTACGAAGTTCTCTTCGTCATGGCCGGCGAGAGCTTCAAGCGTTTGGTCCCCGAGACCTACGTCGGAGAAGGCACCTTCCGTTTCGCTCCTCAGCTTGCTATGGGCGAACTCGAGTGGACCTACTACCGCGACAACTATGAGAACCAATTCGGTGATTATGGACAGCACATCTACCAGATTAGCCGTGCATTCCAGCCGATTCGTCCTCAGAACGTCTGCGCGGTTCTCTACAAGCGCTGCCCGTTTGACGGTCTCGCGCTCGCTTGCGCGACCAGCACAACCGGTCTGTAAGAAGTAGTTTGACACAGGTGGGGTTAGGTGAATAGCCTAGCCCCACTCAGTCAGACCACATCAACATGACCCCACAAGAATACACTCTTTTAACCCGTCTGGTGCAGGGATGCGCCACGTGGAAGAATTATGCGGTTTCGTTAATCAATAATCCTCAGATTGTAAACATTAGCAACTACGGAGCTTTTTACGATCTGACTACTCAGACAAATGCAGGGGCAACTAGCTCAAACCTTGTAAAGTTTGGGAACCAAGGGGTTACTAACGGAATATCTGTACAAAACGGAAGCCAGATTACTTTTACAAACGGGGGTAGCTATCTTGTAAATTTTCTTGGTCAGTTTGTTACCACTGGAGGTGGTAGCAATTATCTAGTTGAGGTTTGGTATGCCGTAAATGGCAATATTGTACCTAATTCTTCTTATACGTTCACCACTTCAGGGGTTAACAATCAAGTGTTGGCAAACGTTGAAACGGTCTATACTTTTAATCCTGGGGATTATATTCAGTTCTTTTGGTGGTCTCAAAATACCTACATGGAACTTTTGCCAACTTCAGCCGGCACTAATCCAACCCGACCTGCATCTCCTTCCGCAAACGTAACAATCGCTCAGCTAAACTAAAATCCTATGGCCCTCCCTGCAATTCCTTCAATCGTAGCAACTAATCAATATTATCAGCTTGCGCTGCAAGCTCTGTATGCCCTGTCCGGGCAGGGGCCAAACCCCGCTGGGTTAAGCCTTTCGGTCGGAGGGTCTCCGGTCTCAGCAACTTTTGGGCTTCCAATTGTTGATGCATACACCAACCCAATTGTGGCTACTTGGACTTCAGCTACTCCGCAGAATACTGCAACGCAGGTTTCTACTTCTGGCATGGACACAGTTGTCGTAACCTTGGTCACCCAGGGGTCTCATAGTGGTGGCACGGTTGCCTTTGAAGTATATGATGGGGCTGCTTGGATTCCGGTCAAAGCTGCTTCTGTTAGCGATTACACAACAACCTCAACTTCTACGCTGGGAGCTAATTTCAACAAAGGTTATCAGATTCCTGTTGCTGGATTCCCTGCCTATCGTTCACGCCTTGCTAGTAGCATCAGTTCTGGGACTTTGACGATCACAACCGTGGTTAGCAGCGCCCCGGATACTAGTATTGTGACGGTTGGCGTTGATCCTTCCTCAACGCTTCCCTACATTGCCGCACCTAGCGGTCCTATTAACGGGCAGCAAGCAACCACTTCTTCTGCCGCGGCGCTTCCTTCTAACACGGTGACCACGGGTGTAATTGTCACTAATACTGGGGCAACTAACGCCGTTTATATTGGGAATAGCGGGTTGACTTCCGGAAACGGGTATTCGCTTGCTGCCGGCGCTTCAGTCGGGCTTGTGGTCTCCAATACCAATTCAATCTATATCTTGAATGGTTCCGGAGGATCCTCCACCGTTTCGTTTATCGGAAGCTGACGATGAGCCTTGCCTACGCAAGTCAGATTTTAAATAGGAAGTTTGGGGCTTATCAAAAGCCATCATCTTCTGTTCCATTTGACCCATCTCAAGTCCCAAACTTGGTTGCTTGGTACGATGCGAGTTCCTTGGCAAACATTATTGACGATAATGGCAACAATGCCACAAGCGGATCTTTTGACGGCAATATAGCTAAATGGAAAAACCGATATGCTGGCACAGGAACGCTTGGTGATCTTAATACTGTTTCTGGCGTTTCAATGCCAACTTTGGCAGATCCAAGAAATGGAACAGGAGTTCAGTATGAGTGGGCATCCCAAACATCCCTTAATAGCCCTAACGGGGATTATTATTTAGGCTCACAATACGGAATTTATACATCATCGGGATCGCCGCAAGGATTGGTTTCTTCAGGTTGGACTCCTCAATCTTTATGGATTTTTGTTGCGGCTACTTGTTATGGAATGTCCCAATTTGGGGCTTCACAAGTTACTTTTGGATATACTCATAATCTACAAAGTGGGGAATATTCTGGCAATTATGCTGTAACCTTAGATGAAGCGCAAAACATTGGATCTTCCATACAACTTGGAACAGGAGCTTTTACCTATGGAACTACTGGAGGAGGATGGAATGACAATAGCACTTCAGCAAGAAATTCAAGCGCACAAAAAGGTTACGTTTTGACTGGTACGCTAAATTATGGCAGTTCATATACCTCAACGCTTAATTTATCAAATGGTTCAAACGCAAGTGTTACTTCCTCAACAGCAGCACATAATGATGCACATACTTTAACGTCATTTAGCGTTGGAATTTCAAATAACCCCAGTTCTTATTTTGCAAATTCAAGCCCCCCAATAGGCGAGGTAATTATGTATAATGCCGCACCTACATCGGCACAAATTACTGCATTGCAATCCTACCTTTCAACAAAATGGGCTTAATTTATCTTAAAATTCCGCAAGCTAATTATGAGCCGCTTCGTGCATCTCTTGACGCAGAATTGGGGTATCCTTCGGAATTTGTGCCAACTTCTTTGATACCTAATAAGCCAGTTAATGCTGATGGGGATGTATATGTGGCAGTACCTAGTAAATGGCCTACCGATTTGATTTCTCAATATGTTGTGGATCAGGCTATTTGGAAAGCGGCTATTGAAGCGGATAAGCCAAAGTTCGTTGAAACTACAACCCAAGTTGCTACTACAACATAATGCACTCACAACCAGGCAATCTTTTTTTTGGATCTGCTACTAGTTTTGTGCTTTTTTTGGCTTCGCTAGTGCCAGAAGTCCCCCCAGCGGCTCAATGGATTTGTTTGCTTCTTTCCGCTGCCGCCTCAATCCTCACCATCATAAAAAACTCAAAAAAATGAAAAAATTAGAAGCATTGTTGCCTTTGCTAGGATCAATTTTGTTAATTTTAAACGGTTGTGCTACTGCCCATAAACCTGCCGAGGTGGATCTTTCCCCGGCAATCGCTGAAGTTCAGGAGATCAACAGATTTTTGGACAAAGCAATTGCTTCAAAAGACCTCCAAACTGCCAAACCGGCGCTTGTTGAGGCTAAAAAAGAAGTTGTTGAGACCCAAGAAAAGCTGATCGTTCAGGAAACTGCTTCAAAACAACTAGAAGGTCAGCGAGATTGGTGGAAAAACGATTCTCAAAACAAAGACATCAAGATTACCTCGCTTGAAAACCGAGTGGAACATCTCCAGCATCTACTTTTTCTCTGCTCGGCCTTGATTTCTATTGTTGCGGGAGGAATTGGCTGGGCATTGTTCAAGAATATTCCTTACGGAGCCTGGATAACTGGCGGAATCGTAATCATCACCTTTACCTCTGCATGGTTCGCCCTAGGTCATCTGCTGTAAAACAAGGTACCGTTCGGGAAGACGGCTTAGTTTTTTGGTCCCGTAAAAAAACGGGAAAGGAATGGTGGGTTTCTAAAGAGCATTTTGAAAAAATGCGACAAAAGGCTAGGGAAAGTTGCCGACGCCACCTTAAAAATAACCCCGAAAAAATTAAGGATCGGAATAAACGTTATTATGCCAATAACCGAGAGCGGGAGATCAACCGAGTCAAAGCACAATACCGTGCGGCTCCTGAAAAGTTTAGAGAGAAAGATTTGCTGCGTCGGTTTGGACTAACCCTAGCTCAATATAACGAAATTCTAGATTCTCAAAAAGGGGTTTGCGCTATCTGCGAAAATCTTTGCTTTTCCGGAAAAAATTTAGCAGTAGATCATTGCCACAAAACGGGAAAAGTTCGAGGGTTGCTTTGTGTTGACTGCAACCTTGGGATAGCTAATCTGAAAGAATCGTCCCAGATTATGCAAAGGGCTTCTGATTATGTTGAACGCCACAAAAACTCAACTGATTTCTGAAAAGCTTACTCAGAAGCCAAAAGACAGCAAAAAAGCTCTTTATGCCTTTGTTGCGGCTGCTTCTGTGCTTTTGGTTTTTGCGGTTAGCGCAGTTTTGATCCTGTTCCATTCGGAGGTTTCCAAGGACATCGTTGAGCTGGCCAATCTTGTGGTTTTGTTTTTCGGAGCTTTGGCCACAACGCTAATTACCGGGCAAAGTACGCTGGACTGGAAAGCAATGAGCGTGCTGGGCCACATGGATTCTAGCGAGGATGCTCACGACGACGTGAACAGCAATCAGCCAATAGGGGAAGTAGATATTTCACACGGCAGGAGCCCAAAAGATTTTTTACGTGACTCCACGTTTTAACGCTTTCATACCGTTCATCCTGAACCATGAGACGGCCTATAAAAAAGGTCACTGGGGCGACGACCGATATGTTGTGACCGAACGAGATCCGAATGATCCGGGCGGTACGACACGTTACGGAATTGATCTCGGAGAGCATCGCGAAGCCCCGTGGAATATGACCGACGCCATGATTGATCAACTCTCGAAGTCTCAAGCAGTCAGCATCTATTGGCGTCACTGGCAAATTGACGGGATCGAGAACATGCCAAAACAAGTTGGGGAGTGCTATTTTAATTGCGCTACGATGAGCGGAAGGGCTCAGGCAAATTTGATCTGGCACCGGACTGTCGGGGCAAAACAATTCATGGAAGACGAGATTAACGTATTCAAAAAAATTGTAGAAAAACGACCTGCCTCGAAAATATATCTTGACGGATGGACTAATCGTATTGTAGATGAAGCGCGATTCTTCGGCATCAACCTCAACACATAAAACCATGAAAAACCTAAAGCAACTGGCAGAAGACCTCATCCGTAGATTCCCCAACAGCCCCTCACTCACGCTTGCAAGGCGTTTGTTTTCCGACCATCCCGAAAGCTTTATGACTCTTGAGTCCGCTCGAGCAGTTGTGCGATATGTTCGCGGAGCTTGTGGGAAAGAACATGCAAAGAGAGCTACGATCCCTCGTGAGAACCAAAAACCAAACAATCCGCTTGGCCTTCCAGAAAGCGATGAGTCTATCTGGGAGCCGTTTATTATTGAAGGATCCGGCACAGCTGGAATTTTCGGGGATGTCCACATTCCCTATCACAGCATTGCCGGCTGCACGGCTTATTTTCAGTGGCTCAAAAAGCGTAACCCCGATTTGATCCTCATCAACGGAGACCTCGTTGACTACCATAGTCTGTCCCGGTTTGTACGTGACCCAAAAGCCCGTAGCCTAGCCGGCGAGCGCAATGCTACGATTGAGTTCTTCAAAGTTCTTCGCAAGCTGTTCCCGAAAGCACGGATTATCTGGAAATTGGGGAATCACGAGGAGCGTCAAGACATCTATTTGGCCTTGAAAGCTCCAGAGCTGCTGGACTTAGATGAGCTTGGGTATGAAAGCATCTTCAAGCTTGCTAATTTTGGTATCGAGCTTGTGAAGGACAAGCGGATCATTAAGTTGGGCGGGAAATCCGGTCTGTCGGTCATCCACGGACATGAATACCCAACTCCTGTGCTCGGTCCGGTCAATGCTGCCCGCGGTTTGTTCCTCCGCACCAAGGAGACAGCCCTTGTCAATCACCATCACCAAGTATCCGAGCATACCGAGAGCACGCTCTCAGGGGAGATGATCACCTGCTGGTCACTTGGGTGCCTCTGTGAGCTTCACCCGGCCTACGCCCGACTGAATAAATGGTCGCACGGAGGAGCCGCGGTTGAGTTTTCTGGGGATGGAAGCTTCCATGTACACAATAAACGAATCCTCGACGGGAAGCTGTTGTAGAAATTGCTTTACAACGGCTGACAAACAAAGCACTTTAGTCCAAACTTTTACTGCCTATGTCTTGCGGATGCAATAACTCTTACTCTGACGGAAATGCTTACTACGGAGCTTGCTGCCCCGATGTTCCATACCCTCAGGTATCCCACGAGTCTGTTCCTTCGCTGATTGACAACCTGACGACTGCTCTCTATGGGGCGTTTTACAATCCCTCGACTCAGACCGGTTTTATTACCAAGACTGTTGTCAATGGCCGTATCGTTTGGAATATCGCTTGCGATCCTAACAACACTGCACAGATTACAGGGTTACCCAGAAACACGGGCGAAGGTCTTCTTTGCTACCTAATCCGTGCCTTTAATTATCTCGAGGGAACCCAGATTCCTACTTTTGTAACTTTGACAGGTACACAGACCCTGACAAACAAAACTTTAACTGCCCCTACCCTTACGGGTATCACTACGTTCCCAAGCGGAACTATTGACGCCAGCGGAAATATCACGACGACAGGCAATCTTTCGGGCACAAACCTTACGGCTACCGGAACGGTTACCCTACCAACCGGATCAGTTTCAAATGCCGCCCTTGCCGGAGCCCCCGCAACGGCTAATACGGCTTCCACGATTGTGCTGAGAGACGCATCGGGCAATTTCTCAGCCGGAACCATTACGGCTGCGCTTTCTGGCAATGCTTCCTCCGCCACGACTGCAGCAGCTTGCTCGGGTAATGCAGCGACTGCTACAACTGCAGCAGCTTGCTCTGGTAATTCAGCTACGGCCTCAGCGGCTTATGCAGGATCTGCACTTGCTTCAATCTTACCAAAAGCTTTTGCCAACGTTTCCGCCGCAGGCGTCGTTTCAAATAACGTCGGGCTTACAATTACCGGGGGATCTCCTTCAAGCGGTGTTTTCACGCTGACCTGCACTGGAGTTTCTGCTTCTAACGTTATTCTTGTGACCCCACAGGGTCCGACGACAAGCGGATATGCTGCTACCGAGGTTCCTACGACGAACACGATTACGGTTAGAACGTTCAGCGGATCCGCTGCAACCGCAGAACCTTTTAGTATTGTAATTTTCTAAAAACCAACTACAACTACCGCCACTTATGGGATACGAAACCGAAAATCAAGAAGTTCCCGAGGGCTTTACGCACCTCGGCGAGGACATGCACAAAATGCACGGAATGCACGCCGTTGACGCTTCCGCTGCAGCTCACAAGAATCACGAAGAGCCTAAGGTTTATTATCCTGAGCTTCACTTCGAGGGCGAGCACGCTGAGCACTTGATCAAGCATCTCCCTAAGCACGGTACCGCTCACATCCACTTCAAGAAAGTTTCTGAGAGCACCCATCACGAGACCCGTCATGGAAAGCACGAGACCCGTCACCGCGTCGGCATTCAGATTCACGGAATCAAGCCCATCACTGAAGCACAGAGCGAGGAGAAAATGACCCGCGACGTGGCAAAGGAAAACCCAGAAGACTCAATCGAGAAGGGACTTCTCGCCGCAGAATCCGAAACCCCAGAAGACAAAGCATAATTTTATGGCAAACGACCCTACCATGCCTCCTTCCGAGCGGGCTGCAACCACCCCTACCGATAACAGCCCCGCTATGTCTCCTGACATGGCCGCTCCTGCTGCCCCTGCCGGCGGACAAGACGGTTCGGTTATGGTTAACATGCCCAAGGCTGCCTTCGACGCAATTCATCAGCTCGTGACTCAGCTCGCCCAAGGTCTTGACCAGCTCAAGCAAGGTGTCGAGGCTCAGGCTCAAGGGGGCGCCGCTCCTGCACCTGCAGCAGCGCCCGCTGCAGCACCTGAGGCTTCCGAGGGTCCTAGCGACGATGATTTCCTAAAAGGTATTGCCGAGGAAGGAAATAAGAGGTAAAAACACCTCATGTTCGTCTCGCAGATATTTGACGAGGCTTCTGAAATCCTTGGGACGACTGACCAGAGCAAGGTTTTTCGTAAGCTTACGCAAGCAGTACAGGCTCTTATGGAGTCTGGTCACTGGTTTCATACCCAAGCTGAAGTCGATGTCTGCACTGGCTGGGACGGCTGCACAATAACTCTGCCTCGAGGAATCGAAGTTCCTCTTGCCGTCAACATTGACGGATCTCCCCTGTACTTCCGCGGACGTCTGTTCCAATACAACGTCAACAAGGGTGGTATGTACAACACCGTTGGATGGTGCTGGGACGACCGCGGGTTTGTTGCCACCCAGATGGACATCCGCCAGCCAGCTCAGGTTATTGCGGTTGCAGAATCTGACGCTGACGTAGGAAAGACGCTTCGTTTGGTGGGTACGGATAACAACAATCGAGAACTTCGTACACAGCTTCCAGATGGAACCGGTGTTGATGGTCTGCTTGTTCAGGTACATAGCCAGTCTGATTTCCAACTCGGAACAATCGTTCCAGACGGAAACACAATCGTAACCCGGGACGTAGCAATTACCCCGTTCAACGAGTTTTCTTCTTCCTCTGCTCACAAATTGAGCTCTGGTCAGGCAATGATCTTGAGTTCGGCTACCGGCACGGTGCCAACGGGGCTTACCGTTTCTGATCAATACTACGTCGGCGTTGTCAACCCTACCACTATCCAGCTATACAACGATCCTCTGTACGCTCAGAGCGGGGAGTACCCAATCAATTTGATTAGCATTGCCGGCGCAGGGACATTGACCCTTACCGACCAGCGAAACGCTAGTTTGGTAACCGCGGTTCAATTATCTTCGGCGCCTACCATCACGCTTAACTCCGGTAACGAAGTTGTTTTCTCAGGGAGCCCACTTCCATCGCCTTTAGTATCCGGGGTTACGTATTTTGCAAACGTTCTTGACTCAACACATCTCCAAATTTTTTCAACAGTTGCAGACGCTCAAAGCCAAACCAACCCAATTTATTTAACGGGCAGTACCTCTACTTTTAACATACAGCTGCGTAAAACAATCGCCCCAATTACGGAAATTAAATTTAATCTACCCCATCTTTTTGCGACCGGTGATGTAGTTCAGGCTTACACAAACGGCGGAACCCTCCCACAGCCTTTGGTAGAAGCTCAGAATTATTACGTGCAAGTCATCGACTCGCTGACCATTGTTTTGCATACCTCAGCCGCCGATGCAACCAGCGGTAATAATCCAATTATCCTGACCACTTCGGGCTCTGGACAGAATACACTTAACAAGTTAATCCCCGCAACGGCACAGACCGGCAAGACTAGCCAGATTACAGCTCCCGGATTTTCTTTGCCTACCGCTACCGGTTCGGGGGCTACAATAAATGCCGTTGTCTCAGGTCCGGTTATTTCTTTAACTATTTCCAATGTTGGAAGTGGTTACACATCCGCCCCTTCGGTTACCATTACCGGTGGGGGTGGTTACGGAGCAACCGCACATGCTATTGTCGGAACAGTTTCTGGTACTTCTCAATACCAGACCGTTATTGCAGTAGTTCTTGATCAGCCCGGGCAAGGGTATACTTCTAACCCAACGGTAGTTTTTTCAGGTGGGGGAGGTTCTAATGCCGCGGCTACCGCAAGCATTACGACTTCTTTTGTAACTCAGTACAACATCGTAAATGGAGGCAGCGGATATACGGTACCCCCTTCGATTTCGTTCCCAACCGTATCCCCGGGCCAAACCGTTCCAGTGGCCACTACGGGAATTTCTGACGGAGCGGTAAACCAGATCACCGTTTCTAACGGTGGAACCGGATATACAACCGCCCCTACAATTTCTTTCACAAATGGTGGAGGTGGAACCGGAGCTTCGGCAACGGCCTCAGTTTCTGGGGGAGTTGTTACGGCAATTTATATTACAAATGGAGGTTCTGGATATACCTCGGCACCAACCGTTAACTTTGCTGGGGGAGGCGGAGCTAATGCCGCCGCGTATTGCACAATTGCAAATGGAGTAGTCAGCTCGGTTACAATAGTTTCCGAGGGAACCGGATACAACGTTGCTCCCGTAGTGACGGTAACCCCTTCGACAGGTATTCTCGTTTCTTTCTCTACGACAGGAACTCTTCCCGCTCCCCTTCAGGATGGAGTGACTTATAGGGCAGAAGCGCCTAGTGGAACAAACTCGTTCACGTTGGTTAATGATGATTACAGCCCCATAAATTTAACAAGCGTAGGAAGCGGGCAGCTTTATCTTACAATCAGCCGTACTTTCTACATCGGATTTACCAACGTTTGGGCAGGAGATTTTCTTGGGGTATCCAGCGGAACGGGAATTTATTTTGGTACCGATTATTTGTTGCCTATTACCTCCCCGACGATCGACAACGGTATTACTGAATTTTATATCAAACCTCTTACCAATACTACGGCTCAAATTTATTCAGACGCAGGTTTGACTACTTTGGTTACCATTAGCCAGCTTGGTACGGGACAATCTTATTACGCGATCCAAGAAAGCGCCACTGCTGTAAGCTACAACAATTTAGTTTCTTTGAGCTCTCTGCAATATCTGCAGAATGGGGAGACGGTTCAGTTTACTACTACGGGAACATTACCGGCTCCGCTCACTGCTTCTACAAATTACACAATTCAAATCAACGGATCGTATGTTCAGGTGTATGACTCCACGGGGACTACCTTGCAGGCATTCACTAGTTTAGGTGTGGGGCAGTTATCCTTGGAAGTAATTCGTCAGTTTACCCCAGTGGCGCCGAATACGATTACCTTAACAAACGCATTTTTCTCAACGGGAACAGCCGTTGTGCCCCGTCCCGTTACCGGAGACATCCTTGATCCGAATTTAACCGCCGGTACTACATATTACGTTCGATTGTTGGATCCTCAGACAATCCAATTGTTTGACACGTTGGCGCACGCAAACAATATCGTAAACCACGTACCAAACAACACGGGGTTAATTACCTTCACGACGGTAGGAAATACCAGCGCCAGCACTTTCATTCTCGATGCGGTTGAAGACCCAACTTTTGTAAAAGCTGTCTATCACGTGGATAAGCCCGTCACCCAAGGTTATGTCAGCCTTTACGCGTACGATTACGGTCGCAGCAACGACATGGCGTTGATCGGTCAATATCACCCAAGTGAAACCAATCCTATGTATCGCCGCATCCGCGTCGGCCAAAAGTGCGCTTGGGCTCGAATCATTTACCGGGTAAAACACCCGACCATTACTAGTATTTACGACTACATTCCCGTCGAACAGGAACGTGCAATTTTGGCAGCGGTACACGCAATCGACCTCGAGGATAAAGATTTTAGCGATCAGGCCATGAAATACTGGCAGCTGGCTTTTGGTTACCTGCGTAACCAGCAGACCAGCATGGACGGGCACGCAATCGAGCCTATTCAGGTAAATAATCTGGTATACGGTGACAAATCCGACCCAGTCATTGAGTCTGGATGGGGAGCCTACGACTATTACGATACGTATTAAGAATGAAATCCCCCAACATAACTGCGGGACGGCAAGAAAAAATTACAGCGGGTTGGCTACACGGGATAAACTCGGTACGCAACCCTTGGAATCTTCCTGCCGAGCAACTCAAGTGGGGTGTCAACGTAGCCATCCGAGGAGGTATTGTTCAGACCCGTCCCGGTCAAGGAATGAAACTTTCTTTGCCTCCGGGAAATCTGCAGGGCGGCATTTTTTTCTCTGCCAACCGTCAATACAAAGCTTCTTCGACTACGGTAACTTCCGGGGGTACTTCCACAAACCAAGCCACAATCTACAATTACGACGGGACTCCTTCTTTTGCCAGTGAGCTTCCCTATATTGTTTTTGCTGTCGGAGGTTCTGTTTATTTTGCCCCATTCCCGCTGACCCAACCCGACAATTGGGAAAATTACAAGCTCTCCGGCATACAGTTAGACCCTAGTGCCTCCGAGGTTGTGTTTACAATTGCTACTCAGACGGCTTCTTTAAGTGCTGGCGGGGACGTAACGGTCACCCCAGCAAATCGTCTTTTGGTTGTTCAAGATGGGGTTAGCAAGCCGGGATATTGGGATGGAAGCGACAAATTAGGAGGACAATCCCCCGACATGCCAATTGGTTATTGGATGGCTTTCTCAGGAAACCGGCTCTGGGTATCAAGTGGAAACATTGTATACGCTTCTGACCTTGGGAATCCTCTTGGGTGGTCCGAAAGAAAGTCTGGCTCAGGCCGCGGAGATTTTACCTTCCCCCGCCCTGTGACTGGCATGGTAGATTATGTAGGGCAGAACAATGACACACGCCTTGTAGTGTTTTCGGATAGGGCTACCTACTCGCTTGCCAGTGGAGTTTTAGACCGGGCGCAATGGATTTCTACTTCCAATTTCCAAAATACCTTTTTTCCAACGGTTGGGTGCATTGCCGGTAAATCAATTACCTTTCAAGCGGGGCTATTGTGGTGGTACTCTCAAGGCGGTTTAGTAAATGCCAACGTAGCAGCTACTTCTTATCTCTCATCCCAAGTTCTTTATAAAGATGTCGAAATGGCAAAAGTCAAACGTTTTACTCCTAGTAATCTTACTAGCGTATGTTCTGCTGCTTTTGAAAATTATCTGCTAGTTTCTGTTCCGTATCTCGAGCCTATTCCAAGCGCCACAATGGTGCTCGATTATGCCCCTGCCAGTGAACTTTCACAGGGTCAAATCCCGGCGTGGTCTGGCGTCTGGAACGGAACAAGGCCGATCGAGTGGATCAGTGGGATCGTTGATAAACAGCCACGAATTTTTCACCTGTCGGTTGATTATGTCTCTACCAACGACGGATCCTTTAACCATCTGTGGGAATCTTTCTTGCCTGACCGCGTTGATAGCTATTTGCAGATCAACCCCGATGGCACGACAACGACAAAGTATAGCAGGATTTATTGCCAAGCGGAGACCGGTCTTTTGGGAGATGGGATGGACGTCAAACAGCTAAAGTATGCCGAAGTGGAATGCACACAGCTTGGCGGAACTTGCGACGTCCGTGTTTCCTACAAAGGAAGCAAAGGGGCATATCAACAGATCCTAAACACCCGACTGCTTGCGGTTACTGATGCCTATCAATACGAAAACACCCCACTCTCGGGGCAGATTTCAAATTACGGAATACTTCGTACCCAATACCGTCGATTGATCACGGAAGAAATCCAACGCAAAGCTAACGTTTCCTCGTGCGAGTCAACTTATTCCCCCGACATCGACAAAGCGTTTGGGTTCCTAATTGAGTGGTGCGGAGAATTAGGTATTGAAGCTGTGCGTTGCTTCATGGATCCGTATCAAGAAAAGTCAACGGGTAAGCCAGAGGCTAACGAAACAGTACCCTGTGTGATTGCTGAGGATGGCAGTAGCGATTCTGTTGATTTGCTCCCGAGCCCATACGATCAGCCTGACTATAATAAACAATCTTGGTACGCCACTGAAACTAGGACAATTACCAGTTCCTGCGGAGCTGGGAGTAGCGTTTTTGATGTGTCCGCAACCGCAACAGCTTCTGCTCAATCCTTTGTTTCTTTTGCTAACGCCCAAGAGCAGGCAGCTACTTTGGCTAGCCAAGCCGCTTCGGCTGCGGTAACGAAATATCGTCAGGCTAACCCTTGTTAAGCTATGCCTACAATAGCGGACGCCAGTGTTGCGGTAACAAACTACCCCAACAAATTTGTAAGCCCGTACGGAAATGACGGGATTACCCCTTTGTACTCGTCGATGCCTTTGAAAAGCCCGGTTGAGGGATGCCTTGATTGTATTGTATGCGGTGATTCGATTGTACGGAATCAAGTAATTGTAGATTCTAGCAACCTTCAATTTGGGCTTATGGCAAGCAAAACGGTCATAATTCTTACCTAAACACATGCCATCCATATCCACAGCTTCTATCTCAGTTCCGTATTACCCAAACGAGTATTCTTCTCCGTATGGAAATGATCAAATTGTGCCGCTGTATTCTTCGGTTCCGCTTAAAAGCCCCGTGGCTGGGTGTTTGCCTTGTGTTGTTTGTGGTAACTCTATAGATAGGCAAAAGGTTGTCCCTAATTCTTTACAACCTAAGTCTTCTCAAGGTAATATACAAACTTCTGTTGCGACGTACTATCCCGTGGCCGCTAGGTTATTGGTTGTTGGCGGAGGGGGAGCTTCTACCAATCCAAACGGATGGGATTTTTTAATCATAGGTGGGGGTGGGGGAGGACAAGTTTATGAAAATTTATCGTTTGGGTTATTTTCTGGAGTAACTTATTCGGCTTATGTAGGTAGGGGTGGGTTTAATTGGTATACCCCACAGCAGATACCAATAATGTCGGGGGAGGCTAGTACGTTTGGCGAGTTGAATAAGACCCCAACTATAGTTTGTGCCGGAGGTAATAGCTCTGGTTGTATTTCTGTTACCGGAACAAATCAATGCGGTCCGTCAAATTTAGTTATCCCGTATAACGGAGGAGGTGGTACAGCTGGGGCACTTAAATATGGTCCAAGTATTGGGGGTACTGTTGTTGATGGAAACTTTGTCGAATTAAATTCTGGAGGCAATTCTTTTTTTGGTTCAAATAATTATTACGTCTATACGATTGGGGGTGGGGGAGGTGGAGTAGGTGCTAGTGGTACAACCCCAACAAGTGCACTCGGATTTTATCCTCCTCCTCCGTATCCAGCCACGGGAGGATTTATTACAGGTGGCGATGGGTCAGATGGATTTTACTCGTTAATGAAAGATAGATATTTTGCGGGTGGAGGGGGCGGTTCCGCATACGCATCAGCATACTATGGTTTGCCTAGTAAATTTGTCTTAACCTACGGTAAAGGGGGTAAAGGCGGTGGAGGAAGCGGCAATACACAGATATTAAACAACCAAGGTCAACCTATTATTCCGGATTGTAAAACTGTCCACCCTGCAACAAATCAATGTTGCCCAGAGGACAATTCTGGGAGCGGGGCTGGGGGGTTAGCGGGAAATCAAACCCAAAGTGTTTGGGGGGCAGATGGTGTCATTTATCTTCAAATACCAATCGAACTATACACAGGGCAAATTTCTGGGCCTGTCACAGAAAGCACGATAGTTGACCAATTAACGAATAGAACTTATGTTGAGTTGAAATTTACAGGACCCGGAACCTACACTGCATAATGTAAAATTTTATGAAACCAACCATAACCTACAAATACGTCACCCCAAACACACAAGAGTTCCAGCAACTCCAGACGTTTGCGGAATCGTTTGACCACAAAATCCAAGCACACCCGAGTATCAACGTATATGCCCACTATCGGGACGATACCTGCTTCGGGTACTCGGATCATGTCTTTGTGCCCACAATCTACCCAGCCTTTCACCCCGCGCTCACAAGGCCGCAGGATGTTTTGCAGGTAATGAACGACTGGCGTGCCCATTGCCAATTATCCGGAAAACCCGGGTATATTGGCGTGCCTCTCGAGTCAAATCCCCACCGGCAGAATTTCCCGGACAAGATCATGCAAAAACTAGGTCTTGCCAGACATTACAGAGAGCTGTATACGTTGGCTTAATTCTATGGGCGGATCAGCACCTCAACCAGCACAAGTACAAGCACCTAGTCCGTTGCCGATGATTGCGGGATTGGAGGGACAGACCCAAGCCATCGGTAATGCCGAGCAGGCTAGGGCTGAGATGCTAAAAAACATGGCGGCTATTACGCCATACACGTATTCCCCTGACATCTGGGGGCAGGCCGGCGCCTACAATACTGCAAAGGATACCGCCTATCTGAACGCCCAGAACTCGAAGATTCTGCAGCAACAGGTCGATCCCCTCGGTGCACAGATCCGTCAGAACACTGAGCAGATGACGGCCAACCTCACGGATCCTGAGACGTTAAAGAAAGCCTCTCAGCAAGAATTTGCTCAGCGCACGCTTCCCGGAATGTACGGAACTGGGCTCAACCCCAGCAGCACGATTTACGGAAGTGCCCTATTTGACAAGAATACGCTTGCCGGCCTTCAGCTTCAGCAATCTTTGGCTCAGCTCGGTCAGCCTTACCAAAACTTGCCACAGACCGGAATTAGCCCCGGGATGGCTGCCTCCATCCCGATGCAAGCTGGTGCTCAGGCCGCGGCGCAAGGAAATGCCTTCCTGCAGGGAATTTTTGGTGAAGCAAACAACCTGCAGCAGAGCGTTGAGCAGGGGGCAAATAATCTCTACAATACGATGGGTCAGGACGCACAAACGATTCAGGCGAACCAACTTGCAGCCCAAAATGCTAACCAAGCTTACAACGCTCAGAATGCCGGAGCACTGTATTCCGGACTGGGTGCCTTAGGCGGTGGGTTGCTCGGCAGCTTCGGAGGCCCTGCCGGTACGGCAGTAGGATCCTCTCTGGGAGGACTCGTGGGCAGCTTGTTCAGGTAATTTTACTCTTGATAAACAAAATTTTTTACCTTACAAGTCCACACAACTTTAACCAACAAACCAAACTTTAACACACTAAACTTATGGGCGGAATCGGATCAGGAGGCGTATTCAACGCATTTCAAGGAGTGCAAGGCGGAGGGCAGAGCTCTACCGACCAAGCTCTTATGGCAATGATTCAGCAACAGAATGCTGCCATTGCTGCCCAACAGGCCGCTGCTCTCCAAGCTCAGCGTGATGCCGCTGCTACCGCACAATCCAACACTGCCCAACAGCAATCCACTGCCGGAAATACCGCCGCTCAGCAATCTCTCGCCCAGCAGTCACAGGTACAAGCTGCCAAGGATCTCGCAGCCGCACAGGCCGCCTCTCAGGCCGCTACCTCTGGTGGAAACGCCGCGGCAGGTGGATTTAATCTAGCCGGCGCCAAGCAGCAGGCAGCCTCGAACCTTGGTGCAGCTTACGGACTGCCAAGCACCGGATCGAATGTTGTCCCCGGAGCTGCAGGCTCAAGCATGAACCCTGCAAATACAACCGCGGCTTCAGCTCTCAACAAGACGACCTCCGGTACCAATCAGTACATGCCTTCGACGCAGGGAATCACTTTCGGAGGCTACTAAACCCCGAAAGTAGATGGCCTTTGACACTTCCGGATTCAACCTAACGGTGCCTCAGGCGCCGATAGTGACGCCCTCGCTGGCAAACCTAGCGCCATTAAATATCGGTGCACCGGGACTTGCTTGGAAGCCCGCTGAGATCAAGACCCCAAGTTCAGCCGTAGCTGAGGGAATCGCCGTAGGGCTCGGGGCTCTGGGCAAAGGTATTACTGCCGCTTACCAAAGCAAACGGGAAGACGAGCGGTTCAAAGCTGAACAGGCACTCAAACAGCAAGAAATCGCTGCCACACAGGCTCAGCGACAAGCTACCCTTGGTATGGAGCAATCCAGACTTGGTATGGAGCAATCGCGTTTGGGTATTGAAGCTCAAAAAGCTCAGGACGAAAAAGCTTACCGAGAAGGTTTGCTTAGGGTCAAAGAAGCTGGTGGTAACAAAGGTACTCCGTTCGTAGATGCGCCTACGCAAACGACTCCTCCGCTTTCCGGAATTACTGCACCTACTTCAGATAGCGGATCCTCAGATTTAGATGAAGAAGTCTATCGTCAATTCCCTTCAATGCGCCCCGTTCCCGGGGAAGAACCTGATATTACACAGCCTCTGAACTCTCCGGATAAGCCGATGGATATTGGCGTACCCGCAGGAAAACTTGAAGCCCAACCCTCTCCGTTGAGCAATTTATCCGCTCCGGTGAGCCCAACGGCCATGAATGCCCTCGGACCTGCCGTTGCGATCCCAGACCTAAGCAGCGTTTCTGCAACCTATCTCTCCGCCGGTGGCGCCGCTCCTACGTCTCCCCTTGCCGGTATTCCCCCACTCAGCGCTACCTCAGCGATGCTTCAAAAAGCTAAGGGATTTGGTGCTGAAAGTATTCCTGAGCAATATGCCGTGGAAAAGCAATTGGCCGCATTACCTAGTGAGCAAGAATCCGCGGCTATTTCTTCCGGACCAATGCCCGGGCCTTTCAAATCCTTGGCCTCTGCACAAGCCGAAGCTTCCAAGAGCTACAACGGTTACGAGCCCAATGGAACAATCAAATACGACCACACAATCGGAGGTTACGTAGTCGAACGCCCTGCCTTGAAGCAAGAGACCATTGAGTCTCAGGCAAACCGCAAGCAACAGGCCGAAGAGAGAATCGGTCTCACTCGTCAACGTCTTCTCGACTCCGAGGGTTCTAAATTCTATCAGCACCCTGCCGTCAAAGCCTTTACGGCACCCAACGGCATGCAGCAATCCTTTGCCCGATTTGTCAAAGATTACGAGGCCATCCGCAAAAACCCAGAGGCTTCGGGTATCTCCGACATCGGACTTCTTGACATGTTTGGTCGCGCCGAAGGTGGCGGTCGTATTACGGAAGGTCAGGCAGCGCTGGCATTGCAATCTGCCGGTATCCGAGACAAACCCGAGCTCTTGTTACAAAAGCTTCAGGGCGGTGCCCGTTTGACTCAAAATCAGCGCGATCAGATGCTGCGGGTTATCTCAGAGGATCATGCTGCACAGGCAAAGATTGCCAACCAAGCGGTTACTTTCTATCGCAACAAGTTGGGCAAACAAGGTATCACCAACGAGGAAGACCTCCCTCAGTATTTCATCACCCCCGTATCAAAAGAAGATGCGATGGCAAATCTCAACGAGATGCGCTCAGAGGCACTTAAAATCAAAGCCCAGAAAGATGCGGCGGCTCAGAAAGGCGATGAAAAATCTGTCTCTGAATTGACGTCAAAGCTTGAAGATTTGGGTAAACAAGCCAAAGATCTCAGCGGTAAATTACACGCCGCTAAAGGAACAATTATCAACATGGACGAAATAGAAAACATGCCCCAAGGTTGGGGAGGTGGCGCGATGATGAGTATCCCTACGGCTCCCGCAGCGCAATAATTCCCAATGGATTCAATTACGGATGATCCCAATTCCTTTTTCGACAATTTGACAAAAGCTCCGGAGCCTAAAGCTCCCGAGAAAAAAGTCGAACAGCCAGAGGAAAAGAAAGAGGAAACCAAGGCACCTTCGGTGACCGAGGATCCGTCTGCATTTTTTGATTCGCTGACCCCAAAGCCTCAGGAACAAGAAAAGCCTGTCAGCGCAGTCGATCAGTTTGCCACCGCAACGCAAGGATTAGAGCCGGAGAATTTCGACAAAGATTATCTGGGGATGATGAGCACTTGGTCTCCCCAAGAGTGGCACGACTTCAAAAAGATTCGTCCTGATTACCCAATCCCTGCCGACAAACAGCGCGAAGTATTTGATGCCGAGCGTGCAGGGTTGATTAAGAAAGAGCAATCGGGCGGCAGTCTCTGGGATGAAACAAAGCGCCTGTTACGTGGTGCCGGAAAGTTTGCAGGTCAAATGTTTGAAGAGCCTGCAGAGGATGCGTCTGAGGAAGACATCAAGGCGCACGCCGTAAATACCCTCAATGCCCTGAAGTCTTTCAATGCCCCCGTGATGGAGCTGCCGGGGGAACTTGCCACTACCGCTGCTAAAATAGGGCTAGGGGGAACCAAGTACACGGATCAGCTGAGCGAAAAATATGGGTTTTCTACCCCAGAGGATTCTTTCCGCCGGTACCAAGCAAGAGAGTCGGTTGATACCGCAAATGCTTTGCTTAACCGCACCAGCCCTACGGTGTATTCCAAAATGTTGTTTCATCCCTACGTGCAGGAGGGATTGAAGAGCCTGATTAAGCTGAATGCCCCGGGGATTGACGACGAGACCGCCTACAAAGGGGCACAGGAAGTTGCTCAGGATGTCGCTAAGTCTCAGGCACCCATCGACGAAGACATCAAGACCGCAGGAAGCTGGCTAAGCCCCGCGGGTCTTGGTTTTGGCGAGATGGGATTTGCGGGTAATGTAATTGGTGCAGGTGCCGGCATTCCGGGTCTTGTACGCGGACTCAGCATGTCAAAGGCTGCCCAGCAAGCCCTCGAACAGGCAGCCACCGCGGCTCGCGTAGAGAAAGCAAGCAAAATTGGATTGCTAGGGTCGGCGGCTAAAAAGTTTGCGGATACGACCGAAGGATTGCAGCAGGCAGCAGCTGAATTTGCACAAAATCGACCCATATTGGCAGCTGTTGGTACGGCAGCTTTGAAAGATTTGCCCGGTGCCGTTATCGGATACGGTGAAGACAAAGAACACCCTCTGCGCGGTGCTTTGCTGGGAGCAATCGTAGAACATACCGCTCTCGGCGCTCTGGGTAAGCTCAAGGGACTCGAAGCGGTAACGCAGATCCCACGTACGCTGGCTGATCTTGCCGAAGCAAAAGCCGTATCTGCCGGCGGTCGCAAGGGAATGTTTGAACTTGCCGGAGCTAATCCGGAAGCCTCTCAGCTGACCCAGACCCTGTTTAAGAACGGTAAAATCTACGACAAACTGGGTAACCTGATTAAAGATTACGGTCGCGAGGGCGTAAACATGGGAGCCTTGGGCGTAGCAACCGGAGCCCTCAATTCTCAGGATGCCGATGAGCTGGCCGATAGCTTGAAAAGCGGTATTGGCTTTGGTGTGTTTGCTAAAGCTTTGCACGGGGCTCTTCGTCAAGATCCCTCAGCACATCAGCGTGAAATACGCCAGACCGATGCCGACATTTACAAGACGATGCAGCAGCTTTCTCCGGAGACGCAGGAAAACATCCGCCAGCTGCAGGATTGGACAAATGTTGTCCGCACGCACCCAGAGCTTGCAAATGCCGACGTTGCCACCCGTCAGGCGTATGCTCGGGAAATTGGAAAGATGATCAATACCATGCACGAAACGACTAATGGTCCGTTCCGCGCAGGTCAGAAGAATATCGGAGTCGAAATCCTTTCCACTCCTCAGATCGTTGACCGGATGGTTGCCCAGAATCCCGACAAGACTCCTGCAGAGCTGCAGCAGATTGCTGAGACTGGAGCTGGATTGTATTTCCCTACGGGGGGTCGTGAGTTTGTGCCGGGTGAGTCTGTTCCAACAGCGCTGCAGGCTCCGATGACACGTGTGACCTTTGATCCGATGAAGCCAACCGCGGTTGTCAACATTGACAAGGTTGCTGACTTTGCAAAGGCTCAAAACGTATCCTTTGCCGATGCTCTTCGGCACGAGTTCGGTCACGCACTGGATGACATTCCTGAGTTCCGTGAGCTCAATGCTCAGACCGACAAACTTCTGTTTGACTTCGAAGACCGAGGTCTCGATGGCAAAGTTTATCAAAGCACCAAAGGACTGTTCAGCAACAAGGATCTCGTTGATCGGTTCTTTAACGAATATCTGTCCGGTGAAGGCGACAAGGCCGCTAAAGAACAGTGGGCTAAGGGCAATCAGCTCTGGGATACGGTGAACGATCGCCCTAACGAAAAGGCTATCGTTGACTACATGAAGAAAGAGGTACGTGCCGATCTCAATGCCTCTTCGTTCACGGGACACAATCTCAAGAGCCTTGATTCTGTGCAGCAGCACCTACTTGATTGGGCAACTTTGAACCGGCAGAACAGCATTGTCGCACGTGCCGTAGATAAGTACATGGGCAACGGCGGTCGTGACCCCTTTGCCGCAACCCCTTCGGTCGCAACCGGTGCCCAATTTACCCCTGAGGTACTTTCCGCTCACCGTAATGCCGTCCGCCAGCTGCAGAAGCTGAACGGAATGATTTCAACTCCTACTGCCGGGGAGTCTGTGGCACCGATGATTACCAAAGCCAAGCTGATTGGTAACAAGGCGCTCCGTGAGCGCTATGGCCGTGACTCAGGTCTATTTAAGACCGAGTTCCGCGCAACCGTATTTGATGCCAACGGAAACGTAGTCGGTCAAACGGTATTGACCGATCCGATGGCAAAGGAAGGTCTCTGGGGCAACGAAAACGGTACGCTAAATCAGCGCAGCGGATACGGAGAAGCACCGGCAGGGGTGCAAGTTCCTGAGGGCGGATCGCTCAAGGTTTCCCGGGAAATTGTCATGGGTCCGGACGGCGAAACGCCGCAGATGCTTTCCCCTAAGGAAATCAAGCAGCTTGTTAAGACTCGTGCCGATTTGATTCGTGATGCTCTGGATACTGCCTATCAAGGGGAACCCGAGGGGTTCCGTCCTGTATCTGAAGATCGTCTGTCCTACCGCGGTACCTTTACGCCTGCTCAGATTGCAGCTATACGAGCCCTTCCCGAGCAAATTGTGCCGGCTAAGGTCAAGGAATCAATCCTCCGGTTCAATGATTTGCTGGCTCGCGGCGATGGTAATCGCATGCTGATTGATTACGCTGCCCGTGTTGATGACCGCGGCAAGGCAGTATCCTTTAGCCCTAAAATCTACGATCTCGTGCCGATTGGCATGCACTTCTCAAAGGATGGCAACTTCTTGATCACTACGGTCTCGGTCACTCGTCTGCTCAACAAGCTTGACCTGTGGGCGGATCGTCTGCCCGGGCGTCTGGCACCTTGGGGCGGTAATCGTGAGGCTTTCTTCCGCGAGTTTGCCGGAAAGTATCTGCAGAATCACTTGACCGGTAAGCCGGGCGAGACTGGGCTAGATCCAGACCCTAAAGTTGCTCTGGAGAAGAAAAATATCTTCAATGATTTTCTTAATCTTACAAATAATGACGCTCGCAGCGCCAATCCTGATCGTACCGTCATACCGCGCAAGAAAGGCGATCCTAAGGGCAAATACGCAGATCGTACGATCATGTCGGTGCGTGCAGATTCGATTGCTGACATGCTTGAGAGCACAGCTCCGCCGCTTCCGGTAGACTACGGCAAGCAGCTGATGAACTTCTTGCCTGCAAGGGAAGGCAAAGCTACCGAGGAGCCTAATGAGGAAAATAACCCGATTCTAAAGGCTCTGAATGCAGTCAAGGCTACCTATGTCGCCCCCGATCAGCGCACCCCCTATGCCCAGCCTGCAAAGAACGCTAACCAAGACGTCCAACGTATTTCCGAAGATTACGTAAAAAATGCCGGCATGGAATACCGCCCGCATGGTCAGGCTGTCCCCGTAAACGAAGAGCTTGCCAAGCGTATTGCCGATCATTACGAGGAAGCCAAGAACGATCCGAGTCATCCTGAGGTCAAGAAGGCTTACACGGCGCTTGCAAATGAAGTTGTCGATCAGTGGAAGGCATTCGAGAAGGCCGGCTATACGGCCACTCCTTGGACTGGCGAAGGTCAGCCATACGCCAACTCGGCTGAGATGATGAAGGACGTGCGGGACAATAAGCACCTGTATTACTTCCAGACCAAGGAAGGGTACGGAGAATCTGGCATAACGGACAAGATGCGTGCCGAGAACCCGATGCTGCAGGACTCAGGGGTCAATTTCAACGGTGCAGAGAACGTACCGGTCAACGACGTGTTCCGCGTTGTGCACGACATTGTGGGTCACGGGGCAAATGGGTACGAGTTTGGGCCGAGGGGTGAGTTCAATGCCTATCTTGAGCACAGCCGCATGTTCTCAGATGCCGCCAAGCCGGCGCTGGCCGGAGAAACTCTGGCGCAGAACAGCTGGGTCAACTTTGGTCCGCACCTGCGTGACGAAGAGGGCAACATCGCCAAGAAGGGCGAGAAAGGTTACGTGCCTGTCACCGAACGTCCGTTTGCTGAGCAGAAAAACATAGCACTTCCTCAGGAGTTCATTGACGCAGCCGAGAAAGAGGCTCAAGCCGGGACTAAGTCGGGACCAAGTTTCTTACCAGCCAAAAAGCTTACCGTACAGCACCCTTCCAAGGAAAAAGAAGGCAGCGTCGGTGGAGAGCTCGATCTCGTGCATTTCGGTGCCCACGGCCTCAAGTCGGCAGATCCTAGCAAATTCGGCAAAGGCGCTGCCACTCCGGGCGATCTCCGCGGTGCCCCCAAGACCTACTTCTACCTGAACAACGACCGCAATTATGAGGGAATCATGCGCGGTCGTACCCCGTACGTGGCCAAGGTTGACGGAAATAGCATCTACGACCTCGAAAAGGATCCTCTTGGTGTCGCCGGCATGTTGAACCGCGAGAAGATGGACAACATGATCGAGGACGCTGGCTATGCCGGATACTTCAGCCCCAAGTCATACAACGGCGCCTTCGATGCCGTGGCAATGTTCAAGAAAACCAAGCTCACCGAAGTACAGCAGGGTCGCGAGATCTTCAAGACGCCCAAGACCTCAAAGTATTTTGGGGTGAATTATCTGCCAGCAGAAAAAGGCGTTGACGAGGGAACCCAAACCAACGAATCTTTATCCACTGATGAACAACAAACTGAAAGTGACACCCAAGCTGAAAGAGCTGGCATCCAAGCTGGAGGCCAAAGCCAAGACGACCGGAATCGACTTCTCGGCGGGTTCGCGTCTGTCGCCAGAGGAGCGCAAGGCTCAGGTGCAGAAGGTGTACAGGGAGCCTCGGGAAGCGCTTCTCGGAAAGAGGTAGAAGAGACCGCTCTCCGCAGGCATGCGGAAGAGAATGGGCTCATGCGGGATCCAGAGCCATTCCACAAGCAATGGCAGCTCGATGGCTCTGAAGCCGGTGGCGAGCACCAAGTTTCGTTCCCTCCCGGGCCTGACGTCGTAAAGCGCACCCCGAACCCTTACTACCCGACGTGGGCGGACTATTTTGACTCGCTGCAGATCCACAACACGCTGTTCCCTAAAGCTGCGCTGACCTTCCGCGGCCTACAGAACGTAGAGGGCAGCGGTGGCGTAGACATTGATGGCAACAAGTGGCCTGCCGGACTTTACTCCGAGGTGTCGCAGCCGTTCCTCAAGATCAAGCGTGGCCTGAGCGTTCCTGAGACCGATGCAATGATGAAAGAAATTGGCTTCCGCCGCACCCTGCCGATGGAATACGTCAACGACGATCTCGGTATCAAGATCAAGGATCTCCACGGCATGAACGCCGTCATGCTCGAGGACGAGAACGGCCACGAGTTCCCCTACGTGATCGACTCGACGATTGTGCCTACGAAGGCCAAGGAAGAGCAGCCACGGGTCAGGCTGGATGGACATGTTGTTGTCACCAACCCGGAGGCCGACTTTGTCGCTAAGCCTAAGATTCTTGTCAACTTCCTGCCGGCCTCACAGCGAATAAATCTCGAGGATTATGCCGACAGACCGATGTTTGCCTTGCCCGCCGACCGCATGGGCGTAGGAACCAAGTATGTAGGGCCGACAGGTGACAAGAAAAAGCTGAGCGTAGAGGCACAGGGCGGCCCTGAGCACATGACCTTGCTCAACAATGGCGTCTGGGCATTTACCAACGATGGACCTGCCTCTACCTTTGTCAACCGCGTCAACAAGCTGGCTGAAAAGCATGGCACCGACAGCGTACTGGTCGCCGTCACCCTGCAGAGCCCGATCAATCACCTAAAGAACCCCACCGGTCAGCTCGGATACGTGGAGGCTATGGAGCAAGCCCGCGACACCAAGCATGTCACCCAGAAACAGCTGGATGCCCAGATCAAAGAGATGTCCAGTGCCATTGTAAATAGCACAAAGAAAGACATGGACGAAAACGTCCGGGCTAAATGGAAGCAAATCACTTCTTTCAGCAAATTCGCAGACGCTGTCCGCGGCAAGAAGCTTAACTTCGGTGACATGGAGCCATTCCTCGGTCAAATGCAGCGAAGCAAGCTCCCGATCAGCTCCAAAGAGCTGGCAGCAATGGGTCTTTTGCCCCACGATATCGCCCGCGACCTATCCACCGATTGGATCTTTGACCTGCCAAACGACACGGTCGTCGGCTTGTTCGAGGTGAAAAAAGGCACCCGTCCAACTCAGGACAACACCCACTATTCTTATCCTTGGAGCGTTGCCGGAAAGCCGATCGGATTTTTGAAGGACATTTACCATGTCAAGGGTCTGACCACGCACGAAGGCATCCAGAAGTCTACCAGCCTTGCATGGCCTCTCCAGAGGGCTCTCCCTGAGCTGGACAACCTAAAGAAAGCCCTAGCTGATCTACCGCCGGTCGTCACATATCGCTAAATCACTTGTCACACAAGGTAAAATAACCTACATTTCCGCCCATGCCTCTCAAAACATCGACGTCGAAGGAAGCTTTCAAGTCAAACATAAAGACTGAGATCGCTGCCGGTAAACCCCCAAAACAAGCCGTAGCTATTGCCTACGCACAGAAACGCAAAGCAAACATGCTACACGGCATGCGCGGAAAGAAAAAGTAAGATTTATGACAAAAGAAATACCTCGTAAAGAAGACCTGAAAGACATCAGCGATGCGGTCTGCATGTTTGTAGACCACGGGCTTTTTATTTCCCAAGCCTTGCGATTAGCTCAGGATTTCAAGAAAGTCTATGTTTACACGCCTTGGGAATCTGGGTTTCCAAATATGACGTCTTTGATTGGCACGGGATATGATGAGATTGAAGTTGTCCTGAGCCCCTTTCCTTATATGGATGAGGTTGACGTTTGGGTGTTCCCTGACGTAAACCACGGACCTCTCCAGCAATACCTAGCAGATCAAGGGAAAGCCGTTTGGGGATGCAAAACCGGAGAATGCGCTGAATTGGATCGGGAAGGAATGAAGCTTATCCTTAAAGCACTTGACCTTCCGGTTGGTAAATTTACGCACATCGTAGGTTTGGACAACCTTAGGGTCTTCTTGCAAGAAAATGACGGGAAAACCTTTTACTGCAAGGTGAGCCGGTGGAGGGGAACCTTTGAGACGTTTGCCTGCAAACATTACCGGGACGTTGAACCAAAAATCAATCAGATTGAGCACAAGATTGGGCCCCTCAAAGATGTCATTGAATTTACGGTTGAAGAAGAGCTTGCTGACCGTGTTGAGGTTGGAACTGATGGGTTTGTAATTGACGGAAAGCAACCTTCTCAGCTCATGGCAGGTATTGAGGTTAAAGACCTTTGCTATGTCGGAAAATTTTTGAAATACAAGGATCTTCCAGAACCTGTTCGTCGTTTCAACGACCGAATGGAACCCGTTTTTAAAGCATGGGAATATCGCGGATGGATGTCATCTGAAGTCAGAATTGGTAAGGATTTATCTCCATTTATGATTGATGCCTGCACCAGAAGTCCTTCTCCACCAAATGAATGCTGGCAGTTAATTTACAAAAATTTCTCCGAAATTATATATTATGGTGCTCACGGTATTGTGGTGGATCCAGAACCCGCTGCAACTTATGGGGCAGAAATTCTAATCCATAGTTCTTGGGCTCCGGGAAATTGGCAACCAGTCAACATTGATCCCGAGGTTCGGGAATTTGTTAAACTCCGCAACTCCATGAAATTTGGGGATCGGGAGTATATTTCACCCATCCAAGGAGAGCTACCTGAAATTGGGGCCGTTGTTGGGCTTTCAGATGAGTCTATTGAGGACGCCATTGAACAAGCTTTTGCCAATGCTGAAGGGGTCAGTGGGTATTATATTGACATTCCCAAGGCATCCACAGAAACCGCCCTTGAACAAATCAAAAAGCTTGATGAGCTAGGATTGAATTATTTCAAAGACTAGCTATTTTAATTCAGTGGCGGAAGAGTTAGACTACCTACCGAGCAAAGGGAACCCCCGTCAAAAACGGGGGGAACTTTTTCCTGACGGTACAGTAAGAAAATATCTTCGTGGCGACATTCGTATCTCAGATGGTTTTTTGTTTTCTACTTATGTAAAGCAATACCGAAAGCGTAAGGGGGAATACGTCATGCGAGAAATTTGGGCATCCCCCAAGGTTTTCAGTAATCAATTAGAAGCAGCTAAAAAAAGGGCAAATCAATTCAGATTAGAGAATCCTGAAGAGCACAGAAAACGGAAAAAAGCTTCCGACACTAGGTGCAGCGCTAGGAGGATTGAGTATTCTCGAAAGTGGCAAGAAAACAATCGGGAAAAAAGTCGAGCAATAAAAACAAAATGGAGGTTGGCTAACCCTGACCAAACCAACAAGCTTGCTGCTAAACGCCGAAGCAGAAAAAGAAACGCCATTTTAATGCTTCATCGGGGTCAGGAAAACATCATAACTACGATATACGATTGTAGTCGCAGGGTTTCCGATTGCTTAAATATCCCCCATGAAGTAGATCACATTGTACCTATCTCTAGGGGAGGGTATCATATCCATACCAATATGCAGATAATACCCATGCGGATAAACCGTTCAAAATCCGACAAACTCCCACACGAACTCCAGCCTCTATGAAAATCACCCTCAAGACCCAAGCACCTGAGTGCTTGCGGTACCCCACCTGTGGAGATTGGCTGTTCAACGAGGACGGCCATCTCCACGTGACGGTGGCGGAGCATGAAAAGAACGACCGCAGTGCCTTCCTAGTTGCCCTGCACGAGATGGTCGAAGCCTTTCTCTGCAAAGAGGCCGGCATCGAGGAGGAGGCCGTATCCCAGTGGGATATTGACAACCCAAGCCTCGAGGAGCCCGGCGACCATCCAGATGCCCCTTACCACAAGCAGCATCTCATTGCCACTCAGGTAGAAAGGATAGTTGCTGAGGCCCTGAACCACGATTGGGATGATCACAATGATTGGGTACAGGCATCCGGAGATGCGGTAGAGGAAGCACTTTCTGATTGACGAGATAGCCTCGGTTGTCTTACGTTTCAACCATGCGCTACCGCCACGACTCATTTTTCTCCCCCGACACTCAGTATCGCCTCCAAAAGCGCATCCTGCAGCCTTACTCCATTGTCAATGGGGTTCAGGTCTACCAAGACACGCTGGCCAAGAAGTATTGCTTCTTCACCGACGAGCTAGGTCGCATTGAGCGTGGCTACTCCAAGTATGCCCAACTCGTAGTTGACGTAGTCACGTATCTTTCGCGTGCTGCAAACCATTACCCCGTGGGCGTTACTTATCTGAACTCGGATCACGCTGGTTCCAGCGCTTCTTAAGGGTTCTTTTTGATCCTCCAAATCTTGTTTCGGTTGCGGTAGTTGATGGTCTGTACAAACCCGTCGCCCTTGGCCTCGAGCTTTCCGAGCTGAATGCTCATCCAGCGGGCACGGTTGCTGCCGGCACCCCCGAGGAGTAGCTTGTTGGTGTCCTCGATGTAGAGCTGCTGCAATAGTTCAACCGCAGTGCCCTCAAAGTCGCGGGGATGATCCACAAGGAATTTCTGGATGATCTCGCGTACCGTAGACGCATCCTGAGACTCACCGGCGGCCTGCTTGAGGAACGGGTGATGATAGCGGGCGACTCCATAACGTGGGTCTGGATCCAGTACACGCTCAGGAGGGCTGTAGGACACCAGATAGGCGGCAAGGTGTGGAAGCTCCCGGCGTACGATTGCTTCCAGCTCGTGCTTTTCTGGGAAGTGCGAGACCCGAGGGGCTGCCTTGAATAGGAGCAGCTTGTCGAGGATCGAGGTATCGAGATCAGGGATGATACGCAGGGAGTCCGCATCGAGGTTACCGGTGACCATGACTCGGCCACTCCAAGCCACCTGACAGGCGTCGCGGAACTTGGCGTGGAACTCAAACATGTTGTTTGCGGTAACCCGCTTGATCATTGTACCGAATGCCTTGTGATCTTGGTTATTGTCGCCCGGCAAGGCATCGTCCACCGTCCAGAATGGCTTGTGGAAGAGATCCTTGTTGAAGTTGGTCTTGCCCATCAAATACTGCGAGGCATCGGCATGCCCGCCGACCAGAGCCCCGACAATACGGTTGGAGAAGAACGTCTTTCCGCGGCCTGTATCGCCGGCAAGGAATACCGCTTGACCCTGCAGCAGCTTTCCATCGCGGGCGCTGCAATAGAAACGCTTGAGCCAAGCGAGCATAAATTCAAGCTGACCATCCGGCTCAAATAGTTGCGTTAGGAAATTACCGACCCAAGGGAAATTCTCACCCCACTCACCGGCCTCATCCGCGGCAGGAAGTACCTTGACGTTCGAGATGTTGAGAATCCTCTCGCCCATGAAGTCGATGGGGCCGGGTGGCTGGAAGATAAACGGTGCTGCCCCTCCGACTCTGCAATTTTGACCAATCAGGTGCAGAGCCTCGTCCACCTCGCTAAAGGTCTTGCCCTCGATACGGTCGGCGGAGAGGCCGTTAAATACCTTGAGGTGACGCGACATCTCTCGCTCGGCATGCGGCTCCCACTTGCCCGTAGGGCTTTGGATCCAATAGTTGTCGCCGTCGTAATAAATGCCCTCGAGCATCTCCCCGAGCTTGCGGGAAGATACCTTCTCGACAAACCCGCGGCCAAAGATTGCAGACCACGGGACAAATGGCTCGAGCCCTGTAAAGCACTGCATTCCGGTCGGGCGTACGATGGCAGCCGTCGGATTGTCACCGGTTGGGTCCCAGAACCTGCAGCCGCGGGCACCCTCGACAAACTCTCCCTGCCAGCGCCCGGGGAACCGGTCGGCTACCTCGGCGGCAAGGATCTCGATAGGTACGGTATCGCCTGACCACTTGGCTTTCTCGGAGACCTTGACAAGCCAGCCGCAGGCATCGACCCAAGGTATCGGATCGCCTCCGGCTTCGAGCCACGAGTGACCGACATCGTAATAGAGATTAGGGTTCTCGAATGCCTGATCGTCATATCCGGCAAGTAGGCTCTTTGCGTGGAGATACTTTGCAGCAGCTTTTAAGAACCGCTTGGCTACGTCATAATTGGGTAGCAGGAGAGGTCTCTCAAGCAGCCAGATCAAACGGAAACCCCCGGAGGTAGGTGTCCGGTGAACGATTGTCGGAGTGTAATACTTGCTCGCCTGCTTGAGACCTTCGGTCAGCCCTTCGTCGCTGATCGGCGCGTCGTAGTCGGCAATGATGGCACGAATCTCGCGGGGTGGGTTATTCTCAGAGACCCTAATAGTAGGCGCCTGTCCGACGATTCCGCTGTAGAACAGGTGCTCGGTATTGGGCTGCTTGCGCCATGTTTTGTAGGCATTGGCATTTGCTGTTGAGAAAGGGTTTGCTTGATAAAGCCAAGGGCATTCTTCATGCGTGTCGGTCTGAGCTAGGTTCTTGAGGCAGGGAAAAAGGACTGCGTTCATCGGTTTATTTTTTATAGTAATCGGATTCTTCGGCTTCGCTATCGAGCGGAACGTCTGGCATCCAGTCTGGATTTATTTTGATGATGTCTTGAACTTCATGGGTTGTAACGGATCTATCCACCTCGAGGATCACCTCGTCGTGGACGGTAAAGATACTTTGTAGGCCGGCGGCTTCAAGTCTTAAAAGACACTCGCAGAAAACGTCCCGGGCAATAGCCTGAATGACATTCTCGGCAATCTTGGAGCCCCACGTAAAACCCCAGCGGCCTCCGCTCATGCGGGCTTTGACGTTAGTCTTTCCTGTCGAGGTCTTTGCATAATGGCAGTCGCGGTAAACCAAGTCTCGACCGGAGGGGAGAGGTACAACGTAATCCTCTTCCCTGCGGGCACTGAGCTTGAGGTCTTCGTCGAGCTGATTCCAGAAATCAACGACTCGATATTCTTTTGTACGAAAATCATTGACAGTCTTCTTGGCCTCCTGAGGTGTAAGATTTACGCCATAGATTTTAGCAAACTCGCGGAAGGTCGTAGGTCCGGAGCCATACCCGAGACCCAGAACACGTGCCTTTGCAAGGGCGTACATGTCGGGGTTCTCTTTCTTGAGAACACCGCCTTTCCACCCAAGCGTAAGACGTGCGTGTGCCTCGTATACGGATTGCGTACGGCAGATCTCGAGGAACGGCCAGTCGCCTACAACCCAAGCAAGTACCCGTGGCTCGATCTGGCTAAGATCGGCGATGATGAGCTTTTTCGAGGGGTCCTGCACGCAGATGACTCGGCGCTGATTAGCACCGTGAAGGGTCTCCTTGGTCAACCCCTGAACGTTGAGTTTCGTATCCCCAGACCAGCGACCGGTGTGAGCGCCAAAGTATTTGACGCCAAAATGGATCCGGCCATCGTCGCGTATACGATCCTTCATGGTCAGCAGCTTGGTACGCAGGAGATTTGCCCGCAGGTAGGTGCGGCGGTCAGCAATCCAGTTAATTTCCGGGTGCTGCTCTTCCCAGTCAAGTGCCTCGAGGCTTCCCTTGGCCTTACTGCGCGGGGGTTCAATGCCAAGCTTGCGGCACTCTGCGGCAAACAAGATGTCCGATAATGCCTTTTCCTCATCCCCATCTGCCCAAGGTAACCGGTGCACGGCCTCAAATGCAGCCACCGACAGGTTTTGAATGCTCGCGTTCAGATAATCCTGATCGCAAGGAAGGCCGCGGCGGACTTGGTACATGGTCAAGGCACTTAGTTCCTGCTCCCGGGCTGGCCACTGGTCTTTCTTCGCCATCCAGAGGGCATAGCAGACCTCGGCGTCACGCAGGGCATAGCTCTTCACCTCTTCGTGGAAAGCTTCGTCCCTGCGGATGTCGTCCCATGTCTTCTTGTTCATGGCATCACGCACGTCCTTGCTCAGGTCGAGACCCAAGTGCACGCGGGCAGCGTCAGCGAGATTGCGCTCGCTGGCACCAAAGAACGCCGTCATGTTGGCGCTGCAATGCCACTTGCGTGGCATCCAGTCAGGGGCTAACTCAAGTTCTTGAAGCCGGATGTAGACTTCTTGATCGAAAGCTGCATTGTGGGAAATCCACTCGCAATCACGTATGCTTTCAAAATCAAAATCAGCAGGGTGACCCACAAAAGTTCCAGCTTCCGTAAAAACAGAGACCATGTAAATGGTGCAGCGAGGATGGCGTAGGTAATGCCATACTCCCAGTGAACCAATGTCAACTTGGCCTTTGTGGTATGTAGTTTCAAAGTCGATTGCAGCATATTTTATAGTCGTTTGAGCACCCATTCCGGTGCCGGGGTCTTGGGTTGGTAGATTGTCTGATTGCATAGCGAGTAGCCTAGTAGCCTAGTTTCCGGGTATCCATTTTGGTTACAAAGTTCGTTCAATAATTCTTCAAATTTCTGTTCTGTGTTTTCAAATCGTAGGACAAATTCTATCTCCTGAAATGGCATCAGGAGTGTGTTGGCCATGCAAGGGGCGGCACCCATGAGGCGCAGCCACTCACCACGGTCCTTCATTTGCTCGAACGCCATGTCCCAACAGCGATCGGCTTCGTCCCGCAGGCTGCGTAGCCCGGGATGATCAGAATGAGTGGGCATCTCGACATCCAGAGGGGCATCCTTGACACCAGCAGGCCAAAATGATGGCCGATCAGTGTTTAGCTCTTCGTGGGTATAGTCAATCTGGCAGCGAGCTCGAGATAGGGCGGGAAAGGCCCAGAGGAGCGCCGGGGATAGGACCCGGCACTCCCAATAGCCTCTCACCTCCCCACGCACCGCTGATAGATGTGTGAGGGAGACTTCCATTTTACCAAGCGAGGTCGCTGACGGCCTTGACAAACTCCTCGGAATGCATGCCGGCGAACTTGATGACGGGAACCGTCACGGTGTTCACCTTGAGCTTTGCACGCTCGCAGGAGTAGTTCCACACACCGCGGTGCAGACCCTTGCCGAGGATGCCTGAGGCCGCCGTTAGGACGGTCTTGGCAGCGCGGCTGTAGGCAGCGCCATCCCAGCGTAACTCGGCGATCGCGTACAGGTTGCCCTGCACCTCGAGACCAAAGGCTTCGCATCCCTCGACGTAGTCTGGCTTCTGGATCAGAGCCACACAGGTCAAGCGTGGGAAGACTGGAGGCGGGGTGTTGTCGTACCACTCGGTGTGGAGACCGGCGGCCTTCACTTCCTGAGGAGAGTTGAAGATGCGCTGCTCCTGACCGCTGCCGTAGGGTACGTCCTCGATGAACTGCTTGCGCGAGGCGAGCAGGGTGATCTTGAGGGGATCGTATCCGTCAGCCCAGATGGCGTGCTCCTTGGCCAGAACGATCTGACCGGGGGCAAAGCCTGCTTCCATGAGCGGTCCCACAGACTGTGAGAGCTCGAGGCGTGGGCGGTAGATGTCGCTCTGGTCGATCGGACCGGACACCTGACCTAGCACAAAAGCGGGGGCAGCTGCAGAGGCTACGACTAGCGGGGCTTCCTCGCGGATTACGAGCTCAGTGCCGGCAGGGATGATTGCCTCGGCTACCTGAATCTTCTCGCCATCCTCGGTGACGGCCTCGATGTCATTGACAATGATCTCAGCTTCTACAAGTGGTTCGGGTGACTTCTTGAGAGGGGCTCCCAAGGGCTGGAGGCCAGTTTTAGCGACGGGCTTGACTTCCCCCAACTTGCGGGGTGCGGGTGCTGCCTCGGTGGAGGCTGCAGGGGTCTGGGGCTTGCCCAGTGGTTTTAGTTCTGTACGTGCCATATTACTATGTTTGTTTAGGTTCTACTTTGTTTTTGTTGCCTTGCGCTTCAAGTAGCTGCCGCCTTCCTGCCGGAGGATCAGGCCGCTGTCGGAGAGAGCCTCTACGACTGCCTCCGCATGTTTGGCCTTGTCACCTCGCGGCGCCTTGGAAGACACCAGCGTCTTGAGCTCAGTTAATGACGGCTTCATCGTCCCGATGATCTCGTTAGGGGTCAGGTCGAATTTCTCCGACACAACCTTGACGACATCAACGGGGCTGATGAGCTCGCTTTTCCCAGCCGTGGATACGACTGAAAATCCGGGTAGCTCGCCTACTTGGTTGTTAACCTCGAGGGCGAACTTCTTAAACTTGGAGAGGAATGCCTCGAAGGCCGGCACACAGGCTAAAAACTGTGCGACGCGGACAGGGTCAGCGCTTGTTACGTCCCAGCTCTGGTTGATCAGGTCGGGAATCATCCCGGGGATCAGCTGGTTCTTAGGCTCCTCGTACTTGGTGAGGCTGTTCTCGTTGACTACCTCGGCGGTAGCGATTCCGAGCTCATGCCACTTGGGGCAGCTGCCTTGATGGCGGCAGCGCTCGCAGTTGATGGGGTCAACGTTGAGCAGGCTCAGGTCTTTGGTGCGCTCGAAGGCAACAACCTCATCGTGCACCTGCTTGATGGACTCGTGCAGGAAGGGTACGTCAGCGCGGGTGAAGGTGTGCTGGTCAACGACGTTGAGCTTAGGCTGCACCATGTGGACGTTGATCGTCTGGACATCGGGCATGTTGGCGAAGAGACCGAGGGCGTAGATGATGAACTGATCATTGCCTTCGACGTCGTCAATCGCACCCCAGCCAAACTTGTAGTCAACCATGTGTATGGTATCGGAGCTCTGGATCTTGATCAGATCGGCGGTACCAAAGTCCATGCCCTCGAAACCTAGCGGAGTCAAGTTGACTTTGTACTCGGTCAGCTGTGCGCTTGAAGGAATGTTGCGGACATACTCGAGCGCGGTGTTAACCCACTCCCACTCCTCAGGGGTCAGGTCTACCCACTGCTTGCCCTTGTTCTTGAGGTATGAGGCTGCTGCTGCCTCCTCATCACCGTCGTGCTCGCATACAGCGTGCAGGCGGTCTCCCTGCTCGCTGGCTTCGCTGCTTCCGGGCATACCGCGGTGACCGCGGCAGATGCGCCGGTTCTTTGCCCCAGAGGGGCCGTATTTGGCGTGTGCTGTTTCCATTAGAATTTTAATGTCTGACCGCAAGCGGGATGCTGCCGAATGTGGCTATCGCAAAGATTGCGTATGGATAGGTCTAGGTTTTTCAACGACTCCGCGGATACGCGGGTGAAGGGGTGGCTTGGCCGAAGTGCTTTGGCTCGTTCAAGCAAATACTTCTTTACGGCGGCTTTGTTGATTAGTGAGCTCATTAGATCTTTTTCTCGAAGTCGATGTTGGCGCGGAAGTAGGTGCTGCCGCGCAGAGTGAAATTGTCGTCAGGCTCGGTAAGCGGGAAGCTCCAGTCAACGATCGGGTGGCAAGATCCGTCTTGATAAACGAGGCCCTCGTGGGTCAGCACGCACTCCTGCCCGTAGTGACGGGCAATCTGTGCTGCTAGCTGGCGGGTCACTTCGGCCTTGGGATAGAGGATGACGCCGTTCTCCTGCTTGCCGTCGTACTTGCCAAAGACTTCCTCGAAGTCGCAGCCGTGGATGGTCAGGTTGCGCTTGAGCTGGATGCGGAGGCAGGCATTCTCAACCTCGGTGAGGTGCTTGTTGTCCGGGTTCTCCGCGGTAAATATGACCCACGTAGGGCTCTTAAGAGTTTTTTCGAGTAGGGTGTTGCTCATAGATGTATGCGTTGTTTGACTGTCTGGGATGAATCTATGCCTAGCTGCTTGGGAGTACAAGAACTTTTTTCAAAAATCTTTCATCGCCCGCGGAGCCAGTGTTTATGCGGACTTAGCGCCTTTTTTCAAATTGTCTATAGCCCACAACGGGCGAAGATTTGTGTAGTGGTTGAGCCGAACAACGTCCTCCTCGGTTTTAGCCGTGGCAAGTGGGACAATGTGGTCAATGTGCCACTCTCCGCGGTTTTTCCACGTCATGCCGGGAAGGAATTGGGCTTCTAGGTGTTTTTGTAACTGTTCAAACGTACACCCCAATATCCTAAAAGCTGAAGACCTTTTGGTAAAATTTTTCTTTCGGAACTCCAACCCTACCCGACTTCTAAAACCTGAAGCCAAGGAAAACACAGGATCTTTTTTCTTTCGGAGGGCTACCTGTTCCCTCCGGGCAGCATTTATTTTATCTCGGTTTGCTGCGTACCATGCTTTTCTCCATCCTGCAACTTTCTCAGGAAATTTATTTTTATATCTCCTCAAGGTCTCCTTACTAGAGCTTGGGTTTTGTAATACCCAACGTCGTTGGGCTATCCTACGTTTTTCTTTTCGGGTTTGATACCTTTCGGGAGTAATCCAATACTCGCCATTTTTGCAGTCTTCGTTGTAAGACCAAAAAACCATACCGTCTCCCCGAATTTCCCCCTGTCGGTAACGCTTAGTTTGCATTTCTAAAAGCAGCATCCCAAACCCCGTCATTCAAAGCATTCACGTTCCTAGCTTTCTGCTCAACAACGCGAAAAACTTTTTCTTCGATTGTTCCTTCAGCAAAACAGATTCTCTGGATCACGGGGGTTTTGGCACCAAATCTAACAGCTCGTCCAAGCATTTGCAACATTACCTCCGATTGATAGTGGGGAGAAATAAACGTCATCCGGGGACGACCGCCGACAATGTCATGCAAATCAATACTGGCGCTGCCGGCAGCGCTCTGCAGGATCAACACTCGCAGCTCGCCCTTCATAAAGTCTTCCCGGTCCACCTCGCGCTTCCACTTGTCACGTCCGTCAAACACGCCAACGGAAATCTTTTCCGACTGCAGCATGATTTTGAGTGTGTCTACCGAAGCCGTGAAATTCAGGAACACCGGGCAATACATCCCGCCCTCGACCGCGGCTTTGATCTCAGCTACCAGCGGCACCAGCCTACGCAGCTCGGCCTCCTGCCGGTCACGCATCTGCTCGACCGCCCCGGGCGTTCCGTCCTCGTGCTTCAGCAAGTCTTCGTCTCGGGTATGCTCGAGGCGATCCAGCGCGTCCCGGACAAACTTGGTGGGAGATCCCACGTCCCAGAGCTCGATCTCTACGGTCTCTTGAGGCAGGTATTCACTCACCGTATCCCGGCAGACTCTCACACCATACGGCTCCAGAGCATCGCGCAGCTTCGGGATAACCCACTTGCTTTGATTCGGCTTGAAGTAGAGCTGATTGTATCCGAACGGAGATTTGCCGCAGCCGTGGTCCATTGCCCAGCCGTAGAAGTTGCTCAGGTTGTGGAGGCCGCACAGAAAGCCAAGGGCCTTGAGCTTCAAAGGGCTGTCGGCGACCGTGGCAGAGAGACATATAGCGTAGGTCTTGCTGGATCTACCGACGCCTATGAGCAGCTGGCTGTTGAGCGACGTCTGTCCACCAGCGTCCTGCACCTCGTCAAAAATAATAACCGTAGGGGCTGCAGGATTCCACGAATAAGACGTGGAGCGACCGGACGCCTGTCTTGTGACGATCTCCCGGTGATTACGTCCATTGGTAAACCGCTGCCACGAATCCACGGCCAAGCAGTTCTGGTGAAGATCGAAGTCCCGCACCGCCTGTTCCCATTTATGGCGCGACGAAGCGCGGCAGATGACCACGAAGGGCACGTCAAAGCTCTTAACAGCTGCGAGGGCATGGAACGTTTTCCCCAGTCCGGTGTCGCTCAGGTCAACGGCTACGCCGTGCTTTTGCAGGGCGTCCGCAAGCTTTCCCGCTGCCTCCGTTTGATACGGTCGCAGATTGATGATTCCAGACGATGTCGTCAAAATTTTTGTCATAGGTTGATTTATTGATTGGGCGCGGGTCGGAGCCTTTACCTCCGCCCCACGAGCCCTTCCATTTATTGGAGTCGATCTTTTTTTGCATCGTCTTCAGGTATTAGGCAGATGAATAAAAAAGCCGCGGCTGCCAAGCTGCAGAGCATGACGATGCCGAATAGTATTCGTAGGGTGATCCAGATCATACAAGGTTTACTTTAGCTCCTTTCTTTAGGTTATCTATTGCCCAAAGAGGGCGTAGGTTGGTGTAATGATTTAATTTCATAAGCTCTTCATCTGTACGGGCCGACGCTATCGGAATGATGTGATCAACGTGCCATTCTTCACGGTTTTCCCACGTCATCCCGGGGAGGAATTGATTTTCTATATGTTTTCGGAAATCGAAAATCGAGCAACCCAAGAGCGTTTCAGTTTTGCTGCGCTTCTTAAGCCCTTTGCGGCCAAAAGAAGTTCTTATCAAGGAACCGATTTGGTGAGATAGCTTTGCTAGGGGGTTTTGCTTGCGGCGAAGTGTTGAATACCTAGACGCCTTAATAACCCGCTCAGCCCTGTTTCGGTAATACCCGGCTAAATTTTTTGCTAAAGTTCGAGCTCGATAATCCTGATCCGTAGCATACCTAACGGTAAACCTAGCTTGAGCACGTTTTCTTTTTTTGTCTTGCCGGTCTAAAAATTTTTCACGGGATAGCCAAACAGGTTTTCCCCGTTGGTATTCCCAAAAAACTTTTCCATCGGGGTTAACCTCCCCCTGCCAAAAACGGTTAAGCGAGCCAAGATTTTCCATGTCGTACATGATTCCCTTTTATGGCTGCCATTCGGCGTGCAAGGGATCCAGCCCCACGCAGCCCCCCTAGCTCACTGGCTAGTTTGCGGCGCTCCGTAGGGTGGAGATCCTTTGACTTCATGGCCTTGGTTATTTCTTTGAGCCGGCTGGCTCGTGATTCAGGTGTGTGTTTTGTGCTCATAAAAAAGTTTCTAATTTCTCGCAGAGTTCGGTGATGGTCTCGTTGTTCAATAGCGTTGCATCGCAGGAAAAGTCAATTATCTCGGAGGTGTGTGAGCTCTCCGAAATTTGATTTTGTTGCGGCCTGAAGACTTCAAATACGTACCCATTGAGCTTCCAGATTGCCTCAACCTCATTACCAAAACGTATGTCATCGCATACGACTTTGCCTCCGGATTGCAGCACAGCGTTTGTGCGGCGGTACCAAGCGTCAATCCAGATCAGCGGGTACATCGTCTCCCTACCCCACTCGGTTCCCAGCGTCTGCATGGCGTACCGTGGAGTCTTTCCTCCAAGAAGATAGCAGGGCTTTTCTTTGCCTTCACCTTCGATTTCATGATCGGTAAGTCCGAGCACACGAAGCATGTCCTTGATGACATCCGCAAACTTCACAAGCGTGTACCCGTGATTATCCACGAGGTACTTTGACAGCGTGCTCTTACCCGAGCCGGCTTTACCTGCAAAGGCGATCAGCTTCATCAAAGATTTGGCTTTGCAAGCGTGTCGCGTTTCGGGATCCATTTCTTAATTTTCTTTTCGACCCCCCCGGTCTCTTCGCTGGCACCTTTAGGAGCTTTTTTCCCGTGGTGTTTCCGCGGTCCCTTTACGTGGTGCGCTTCAGGGTTCGGGGTGATCATGCTTTTAAGATGTACAGGAATTTTCATAGGGCTTTAAGTTACCGTCCCCCGGCAGAGGGGTCAATGTCCTCTACCGGGGTTAGGTTTACGAGGGGCGTATGTTTGTGTTGGCGATGGTTTGGGACCAATTAGCTGACTGCCTGATCGCTCGAGGCAGCGGGCTCGGGAGCTTCGGGGGCGGGAGCTTCGGGGGCGGGGATTACAACCTTAGCCTTGAGGATGGCATGCACTTCGTTGGTCACGGCCTCGTCGGCGTAGCGAAGGAAATCAAATGCTTCACCCTTGAGACCAAAGGAGTCGCGGATGATCATCTGCTCAAACAGCTTGGCAGAGAGAAGCAGCTTGAAAGCGTACTCCTGCGTGTTCTGAAAGAGCTCGTGAACGATGTCGTGATGGCTGACGGTGTTGATGTCAACGTTGCTTATCACATGGTTCACCGCATCCTGAATGTTGTTGATGGTGGGCAACCCTGTGGGTTCGGCAGCAGGGGTCGCTGACGCATCCGTAGAAGCAGCCTGTGGGTCGGGCGCGGTAGCTGAAGATGCCTCGGCTGCGGGGGCTGCTGGCGTCGTCTCCGAGGCTGGCGTAAAAGGGACTACGTTCTCCGGTGCCGAAGTTGCAGCCACTGTTGATGTTTCTGAGGTTGTTTGTGTTGTATCGTCGTCTGGCATGGTGTTGTGTTGTTGGTGGTTTACTAACGGAAGCAATAGATGGTAAAGGCAACCAAAGTGAAAACGGATAGCGAAGCGGAAAACCAAAGTTCTATATAATCCTCGGGCTTGGGCTTTTCTCCTTTAAGTTTGGCCAAAGTGAGGTAATCCCAGACATCAAAAAATTCTTTCGTCGAAAAAATAATGTTCAGAAAAAACGTTACGGCGAGTAGTGGGTGCATTATTTTACAAGGATTTCGCCAATCGTGGCTCCGTGCAGGGCGATAAGCGCTGCATCGGCTGCCCAACGTGGCAGGGTTTTTTTGTCGGAGAAAAATTCAGACATCGCCATTGCGTGGAGATATTTCTTGCGGGTGTTGTAGGTCATCACCTGCCAGTCTTTGGCAAGAAGACGATATGGCTTCATCCAGACCTGAGGCACTACCTGATGCACGGTAACCCCGCGGCCTTCGAGGTATCCCACGATATACCGGTAATTGGCGAACAACGTAGCTACGCTGGCACCGGACTGATTCTTTCCGGCAAACTTGGGGATCCTCTCAATCCAGACTTCGCTGCGGCTTTTGTTGTCAACAATCATGCTGAGCTCCGCGGCCAAATCTTCATCGGCCTCAGGCATCTTGACGACTTCCTTGAGCTTGGCCTTGCTGTCGATCAGGACGATCGCTCCAGACTTGCCGGGGTCAATTCCGTATACGTACATAACGTTGGTGGTTTTGGGTGCTTTCGGGACGAGCTTAAATTTTGGCTTAGGCTGTTCCGAAATGGTTTTCATTTATTGGCGTAGCGCTCCAAGCGCTCCTGCATGAGGTGCTCGGCGATGTCGTAGGCTTCCTCAGCAACTTGATGCGGTGGTATTTCGGATTGTGATAAGCCTACGGTTGCGACACCGGCAAAGAAATCAAGCATGGACATGCCTGAGTTACCGCGCACAGCTTTGTTGATCTGGTCCCCGGGGTGAGGGGTTACCGGGAATGCAGGGTGGTCTTTGATGGTTTTATTTGTGGGCATGGCGTTTAGATGTTTTAGAAAAAGGTGCACTAGGTTTTACCGTGCTATGGAATTTTGGAGCTTTATCAATAAAGTATGAATTGTCTGGGAAAAGCTTGGTCAAGAACAAAGGCCACCAGACAAGTGGCCGATCTCCGTAATAATTTCGTGCGTTCATTATGTATTTATGATGAATGTGCGGGGGCCGAGCATGAGCTCCCGACCCCCGCTTCACCCATTACTGACAATCTTTTTCTGGTGCCAAAGTTTTTTTTGTGGGTTTCTTGTGATCGCAGCACTTCTGGACTTGCTCATTTTTGCCGGCCTCAGAGGCTTTCCCCTTGGGCTGGTTGTCCTGATAGTTTTGGTTGATTTGCTTGCCGCCACCTTTGAGGTGGGCAACGGTCTGGATGTACTCCTTGGAAGCAGCGCTGGTGCGGTTCATTTGGATACTCCGCGGGTTGCGTTGATGCGCTCTTGGATTACCTGTTGGGGTGTCTTGGACGCAGCCTTCGTGGCAAGCTTCTTGGTGGTGTAGTTTCCGATTACGATTCCGTGTAGGTCTTTCATGGTAGTGGGTGTTGGGTTGGTTGTTGTATGTATGTCCTTTATGGACGGGTTGAGAAATAATCCCAAGCGCCTTGGGCGTCAAGAATTATTTTTGATAAATTCGTATTTGAGTTCGACAATTGGTTTTGCCTTCTCGTCAAACAGAAGGTAGCGAGCCCAAGCAGCACCGTGTAATACAAAGTGATGATTGATGGCTTCTGAAAAATCGACGAGTTCTTCATAGGTCTTCGGTACCGATCCGGGTTTGATGCTGATGTCAAGATTGACGTCAGAGGCCACCCAGACAGCGCCCGGCAGAGGGTCAAGGTTCACTGGGTATTCTCGTCACGAACGTAGCCCTTGAGCTCTTCGGACTTTCTTTTCTCCTCGGGTGGCGTGCAGCAGCCGTCGCAACCGTGGACGCCGCCGTAGGGGGTTCGGCAGCAACGGTCGTCCGGGTCCGGATGGCCTATGCCGTGGGGGCAAATCCGCTCGGTGATGCCGCGGTCGTTGCGGTAGTGCTGGGGCCAGTCGCGCATGTGGTGATCGCTCACGTTGTGAACGGGGCAGGGATCACCGGCACATGCCGAAGGGCTGTGGGCGATGAGGCGCTGGTTGGACTTGTGCGGAGTCCACTCGGTAGGGTCTTCAAGCTTCATTGATGCTTTCCTCGTAGCTTTTCAGGATGTCGCTGAGCAGGATGACCGAGCGAGTATGAAAGAAATGTTTGTCCTTGGTGACATCGCCATCATTGGCGGTGGACCAATTCTTGGTAAGCCTTGCTTGTCTTTCGTGGTAATCAATCAGGTCGAGTAGGTCGTGTTTCATGTTGTTTGGTTCAGGTGGTTGCGGAAGAAATTGTCTCTGCGGGTACGCTCCATCTCACGTTCGAGCTGTAATAGCTTTTCGTAAGCGTCGGTAGCGCCGGCGTTGTAGGCGGACTTCACGCGTTCTTCAATTGAAGGAATGTGATTGTCGTAATCAAGTAGAAGTCGAGCTCCTTCTTTGTCCCAGTATTCTTGTGCGTTCATATATTTATGGAGTGTCCTCGGCCCGCTTGCCCTATGCTTTTCCCCAGTCGTCATAACCGACACAGGGCTGACCTCACTCGAGGCCACGAGCCGAGAACAAAGTGGTTAGTTACAAAAGGTGATTGATAGCTGGAGGTTGGGATTGCCTTGTGGTTTGAGCAGGATCACGTTTCCGAGATCTTTGCTAGTCGTCTTGACGTTGTCCCATCCCAGCGCTTTTTTGGCGCTGCTGATGATCGTACGCAAGTGTGTATGCTCACCGATCTCGATCTCCACTGGCTTGTGGGTCGATACTGGATGCCCGCGGAACAGGCGTTTGGTTTCTATTCTGTATTTATATGTCATAACGCGTAACGTTATAGGTTATTCTTCGCTGAAGTATTCTTCGAGGCCGTAGTTCCGGATGATGTCGTTCTCAGCAGCCCCGAGGATGTCGAGGATGTGGTCAACAAGCTCGATGGGAAGAATCACGGCATCTAGGTTCTGCAGCTTTGCTGTCAACTTGGCAGACAGAGTAGGGATTGCAACCTTACGCAGGCCGTCAATGGCGCTCAGTGCAAGCTCTTTTCTTGTTGGGTCTTTCTGATTAAGCTTTTGCTTTACCGGTTTCTTGATCGGTGGCTTCGGCTTGAGGTCAGTGGGTTTTTTGGTTTTGGCGGTGGTTTTCTTTTTCATGTGTGTTGGGGTTAAAAGGGATTGCTGTAGACATCCTCGAGTATCTCGCGGACGTAGGGGTCAAGGTGATCGGCTGCGTGGTCTGCCAGCTCGTGCTGCTCGGCGCTGTAAAAGTCTGCAACGCTCAAGCTGAGGCAGAACAGATCGTCTTTGCGGTTGAGGCTGAGCTCAAGCGAGGGCACCTTCGAGGTACGCACGACGCTGATTACGTTTGCCACCTGATCGTTACTGATCTCAAACCAGTAGTCCGCGGGCTCAAAGTATTCGAGCTCACGATTGATGAGTGTCCGGATGCACTCGCAGATGACATCCCAGTGGTCTGGGCCGTGGAAAGTACGTTTGAAGTACCAGCTGCGAACGTTGTGGAATGGGATACCGATGTGTTTATTGTTGCTCATTGTTATAGGATGTTGTGGATGGCGTCTAGGCGGCTGTGGAATGGAGGAACCTTGGGTGTAGGCTTCTCCAGTGACTTGCGGGCGATCACGATCTCACGATGGATCTCGCGAACGCGGGCTGTGCTGATACGGATCTCACTGAGGCCGTGCCGGTCAGCCTGCTTCAAGCAGACATAGAGGAGTGGCTCGAGTGAATTGAATAGGATGGATTTGATTGATGTATTCATAGGTTGGTAGGTTACGTAGGTACTTGGGAATGTGTCAAGCGGCTTGTATGCGTTCGTATACTGACTCTCCGTTGCTGAAGGTTCCGACCTTGCGAAGAAACGAGTCAGGAAATGCTTGACGCAGGAGCTCATTGAAGTATGGCGCTGCGTGCTCGCATGCGTGGCGATGGGTTGGATCCTCCGGGTCAATAGGCGCGAGGCAGACGGCAGCGATGCCGGCGTACTCGCTGATGCTGATCTCGGTGAGCTCGCCAAGAAGAATCACGGTGACCTCGTTGTGGCGAGGATCATCTGACCACTCGTATCCGTCGAACCCGGTGAAGGGTTTGCCGTTTACGAGCAGCCTTGAGTCAACGCCGAACATGCCTGTCAAGACGTTGCGGATGTCGTCGATGAACTCAAGCCAGATTTGTTTCTCAAGCGAGTAATCGTACTCATCTTCGAGGTACTCAGGTGCGTACAGGTAGACGGTTGCGATTGCGTTACGGTGTGTTAATACGGAGCGGCTCATAGGAATAGTCTGAATAGGTTGATGGCTGATTGGCAGGTGTGTATATCAAGCTGGCCTAAGTCGTGCCGGTAAAGCAATACGCCTGTTGTGGCAGTGAATGCAATGCCTGCTAGGCAGAGTAATAAAAATTTTGTGTCCTTCATGTTACTTGGTCTTGATTGGCGGTGGGATGAGTGAATCTTTGACGGGGTCAGCGACCGGCTGCAGAGGGGTCTGTGCGTACTCGTCGTTCCAGTGGTAGCTGGTGATGCCCCAGCTGTTCACCTCGAAGTGAGCGGCGTGGTGGGTGATTGCAACGTGCTGCCAGTAGAGGCTGGTTGCGATGCTGTCGATGGCGCCGATGCTGAAGATGATTGCGGCGATGGTCAGGTTCTGGATGGTTTTGGTGTTCATGTATGTATGGGTTGTGGGTTAGGCTGCGATTGATTGAATGATGTTGTACTCGGGAGTGTCCTTGAGGAACACAGCGCGGTCCTGCTCGAAGTAATCGGTGCGGCTGTCGCTGTCGTTGATGGGTTGGAGGCCGGCGGGCAGGGGCTTGTAGTCACGGGCGTAGATGGTGACTGCTTCGTACGTGCTGCCGTCGGGGCGGATGCGGCTGCCGAAATTGTACCAGCAAGGAGTGTAGGCTCCGGTTGCGATGTCGCGCACGCCCTTCTTGAGGATTTTTGCGCCGTTGATGATGTTCTTGCTCATTGTATTTATGGGTTATATGTGTGGGTGTGGTTTCGACTGTCTGAAACGAAAATATGCCAAGTTGCTTGGGAGATCAACAACTTTTTTTAATTATTTTTTAGCCGCATAAACACTAGCTCCGCGGTCAATTTGTATTACTTCAGACCGCGCCGTCTGGCCCAGCACGAGGCAAAATGTGCGTACACTCGACCCCAGTAGGTTGGGCTCGCATGTACAGGAATCCTGTGCGTTTTACAGAATACTGCAAAGTCTTTCTTGCACTGGAGTTGGGAGACTAGGTTCATACGTAGCAATCGCAGTTGGGGCAGCGTTTCTTGTACCGGCACGCCGAACAGATGGGCTCGATGAGTCTGGCTTCTCGGGAGTTATTGCGCCTGCCTTTGCGCCCGCAGGCAATGCAGGTGTAGCGCCGGCTCGGTAGTGATTCTCCCGCGGCCTTTGCCACAGCCGGGTGCAGCTCGTATTCGTATTTGTCGATCATTCCTTTTCCTCCGCGTCCCAGTAGGGATTGGTTGGACGGGCGCAGCCCTCGGTGGCGAGCCAGCATTTGACGCGCATGTTGCAGCCGCAGTGCCTGCAGGCGCCGTCGATGAGGTCGGGGCACGTTTGGCAGATGTAGAACCTGCGGTCGTAGGTTGCTTGGTCCACGACAGGCATGCCGGCGAGGATCCACGTGTGCGCGGACTCAGCAAAGCCTTTGAGCTTGTCAAAGATGTTCATTTGTATTTAGGCACGTGTTTGCTGCAGGTGATTCGATACTTCGTTGGGTCTTTATCAGGTGATGGCGTTCCGCAATGAGGAAGCTCCCAGCAGTCGGGTTCGTCGCAAACTTGTTGGGTAGTATTGATCTCGAAGCATATCGGACATCCGAAGATAATGTATTCGGGGTCAAAGGGGTTTGGCGCAGTAAGGACTTGGGCTATTTTCCCATGCCATCCGCAGAACTCACACAACCTTTTGTTTCGGTCGAGGAGCTTTATTTCTTCGTTGGTGGAATGAGGGTTCATTTGCGGCTCCTCCACAACTCGGTGATGAAGCTGATCCAGAAGCCGGTTGCGGCGCCGAAAATTATCCAGTCGAGGAAGGTCATTTGGTTTTGAAGTCTACGAGTTGCTTGCAGAACAGGTCGAGTGCCTTGCGGTAATCTTCCTGACGTTCGTGGATCTTCTGGATCTCGTCGCGGAGGTAGCGGAGACAGTCCACGATCAAAACATGGTTGTGAATGTCGGATGCCCTTGATGCTTCGCGGGTAAGGTAGTCTAGCTCATCTTCCAGCGGCATCTCCACCTGCTTTGAACTCTTCGGAGATTCCGAAGTGTTCGGCAACGGTCGGCGGGTGCGGAAGCGGTAGTTCGTTAACTTTCTTGGTTTCAGCCCCGAATAAGTCTCTCCACACCTTTCCCACGATCTTCCATTAGGCTCGTAAAAAAGTTCGTCGTTCTCGCAGATCATCTCGTCAGGGCCAAGCTCTCGCCATTCAGTGTCCTTTTGAGAAGGACTGGTTTCGGTGGATGTGTCCTTTTCAGAAGTTTCCTCTGTCGTTGGGGTGAGTTGCTGAATCTGCGACCTGTAGTAACTTCTGCGGTCTGGATCTTCGATGTATTCGACTATGATTGAAGCGACCTCATGCAGTTGTTTGAACTTTGTATTGAGATTCCCCTCATGGGTGAATTTCGTTACATTTCCTATGCACTTATCAATATGTGCAGAGGTTTTGGGTTCCTCTGGCGCGGTGGCGAGTGCTTCCTTGGCAAGTAGCTCGCAAGCTCTCCTGTCTCTGTTGTATGTTCCATCAGGCCGCATGGGTGAAGCGATAAGCTCAAGAGCCTCACGGAGCCTTGCGACCTCGTTGTCGGGTGTGTGTTGGTTCATTTGGTTTGTTGGTTGAGTTGTTCGCGATACCTATCGGCCAGTCTGTGAGCTGTGAAGGCGGTCAGCTTTGGGTTCTGGAATGGAACTTTCTCTAGCTCAAAAAGGACTTTTTCCAGCAGCTCTTTGATTCTCTTAACTTCAGATTCGGCTTTCTCGGCACGATCCTTGAGCTTCAAAGCTTCATCGAATAATTCTTCGGGCCGTAGTGGTCGGCGTGGGGTGTCGGGGTTCATTTGGATGTATGGGTTTTGCTGGGTTTGGTTTTCTGGGCAAGGTGGAACTCTCTGCGGGCTGCGTAGAGTTCTCGCTTGCTGTCGATGTCTTTGATGGTGCGCTCGTACTGGTCGATGGGTACCCACCGCTCGCAGCGCTGGCCGGTCTTCTTGCTGACGTATGTCTGGTATTGGAGAAACCTCTTTGTCCCACAAGGACTCCGGTCTCCGCGTTTGTATTTATTCATGGTTGAGATGTAGCAGGTGCGTAGTTACTTGGCAAGTCTTTTTCTCGCGCCTGTCGTTCCAGCTTGGCAGCGACCGGGCCATACACTGCAAGTTTGTGCGGGCGACCGCGGCGTCCCGAGGTCTTCTCGTTGAAGTGCTCTGCGCGTTTCTTGAACCGCTTGATGTGAACCTGCTTCAAGAATGCCGGGTCCTCAGTGAGCGAACGGATCTCTTGGCCGAGGGTCGAGAAGTCTCTTGCGAGAATCTTCTTCTCGCGCTCAAGCAGGAAGCGCGAGGTCACGCTTTTTTCGTCACTCTCGTCGATCGGGAACTTGACGATATAGTGGACGCCGCGGACCTTGGAACGATATTTTTTCACCTCCCATTCCTTGGCCACAAGGTCAATGCCAGTTTCAGCGACCGCGTCAAGTATCCACTGCTTGTGGATGAGCAGGGTGCGTAGGCTAGTGTTGGTGATGGAAAGCGTGCCGACTCCGTTGCGCGGGTCTTGGACAACGCTCACCACGTTTGGGAACCGCAGGGAGAGAGCGAGCTTCAAGGCCACGTTTTGTTTCCTGCGTAGGGCCGCAAGCTTGGGCTTGTTGTTTTTTGAAGGTAGGGGTTCGGATACCTTGTGCGCCGGGAGCGCCAAGTCAAAGGTTTTTTTCTCAGGCCTTACAGTGAGGTTGGAGAGCCGAGAGGTAGGCAAGAAGATTCCCGTCGGCGGGCAGTAGCGGAAGGCTAGGGTGAAGCCGTCGGCTGCGGGTATCTTGCCAGACAGCCACACGATCAGCACGAGGCGCTGGGAAGAGGGGTTGTGGACGGCGACTTGGGAGAGTACCTGAACGCACAGGAAAGACCAAGGCCAGTAGGAGGTGAGGTTTTCGAGGTCTTCGATCTGGGTCTCCGGGTCCTTTGCGAATAGGAGAATCGCGTCGGACTCGGGTTGGTAGAGGACGCCGGCCAGCGGGATTTCCTTGTGAGAACGCTCGATGGCGGAGGCGAGTAGTCGGGGGATCGGTAGGCGGATGAAGGCTGTTTTCATAGGATGGGGAAGATTGCACGGCCCAAGAACTATGTCAAGCGCGAATTAGAACACATAGAAAAGTGCCCCTATTTGCACAATCGGTAAAAGAGGAAAGTATCAATTAGCTGTCCAAGAATGCCAATTTGAATTATCCTGACAAACCAACCAGTAAATCGCTATTGGGGTACCATAGTACCCCATAAAGGCCTTTTTTATCATATTTCTAGGTTTTATTATTATTACTATTCTTGGACAGATAATTGAAAGATATCTCTTTTAGAGAAATACAAATAGGGGGTACTTTTCAATCTGTTTCTATTTGCGCTTACCAAAAGGCCTTGAAATCGCCCAAAAAACAGACAGCCCCCAGCGTTGATCGCTGAGGGCTGTGGGGTAGGGAAGCCGACTTGGTTGTGGTAACTTGTCGGTGGGTCGGTTCCTACGGGTGAGAAGGTAAGGGGTTTTGGGTTGGGAGTCGAGATTAGAGTTTGTACTAAAATTCCCCCCATGGGTGATTATTTCTGCGCGAGTTAATCAAGCCACGCTTCATCTTTTTATTATAATCTAAACAATCGTGAGCTTGATTAGGCTATACGCTTAAAATGCACGATACACTTGCTGAATGTATCGTTCATGATAAGTGTAGCGTTCACGCTACCATGAACGGAGATATGTCTGTGAACTACTACAAAGGTCGGGGGAGGGTCAGGTCGCTATCTCTTCGGCATTTGCCTAACACAACGGTGGTTTGCCCGCGTACGCAAGACCCCTCACTGCCTCCCCCGATTTTGCAAAGCCCTCGCTTCTACGTCCATTGGCCGTAGACTGGTCAGGCGTTACAAACCCTACACATCTTTGCACAAAGGGCAAGGTTTTGTAACCCCGATCGGGTACCTTTGAGTCGTTTCGGTGGCGATTGTTACCGAGCGGGTATAGTTATTGTTTCCGCTCGTGAACTTTTATTGGATGTGCTCGATCGTGATCATTACCACCTATGGGAGGTAGATGCGTTGTACCACATTTGAATGGTAACTTTTGTCAGAAAAAACGTACAAAGTTTCTGACAGAAACACAAAACCCCCGACCAGCGCATCAGGATGCTGGCCGAGGGCTTTGCAGAGAACACCGCCAAGCACTGCGGAGACAGGGGCGACGTGGTGAACTATTCAGTATTGCTGATGAGTTGGCAAGGGGTTCGTGTGTCATAAGAAAATTCTCAGCGGAAGTTCTTATTTAGAATGATTCTAAATAAAACAGATTTGTGGTTGACAATGTGTCTCTGTAGAGACTATTTGTCCCACATCTCTGGCTCTACTCTGTAAACCAACCACGCATTCATGCCCGCTCTCTCCAACGCTCGTCACGAAAAATTTTGTCATCTGATCGCAGCCGGCAAAACGTACACAGAAGCCTATCGCATCCTGTACCCGAACAACTCTGCCCCCAACCAGTCTGGCTATAACCTACTGAACAAGACGGCTGGCGTGAAGGAACGGATCGAGGAGTTCAGAGAAGAGGTGGCGCTCCGCGCCGTCATGGACCTGTCGAGAAAGCGCGAGGTGTTAAGGCAGATGGCAGAGGGCATGATCCCGACGAAAGTTTACAACAAGGAGACCGGCGAGACGTTTGACGCACTGGCCGCACTTCTCGCTGACGCCAAGATCGCCGGCGAGTTCGCGCCTGAGAAGCTGCAGATCAACTCGGCCAGCGACTTAAAGCTGCTGTTCAACGTGCCGCATCGAGACGTGATCGACGCCGAGGTTGTGACTGTATCGCAAGAGGCGCTGACCGCGGGAGAACTTACGCAACCGGAGCCTATCGGCGAGGTGGTCGAAAATGACCAAAACGCTGATTTAACGTCTGATAACGTAGGGTTTAATGATCAATGACCAGTGCAATAATGGCGTTAATGATTATTTACTCTGTAAACATTGACTTAAACCCATTGTTTCTTTTGTATGTTATCTGAAGTTA